TTATGCTGATCATTACCAATACGGCTAAGTTCAGCAACTGCACAGCAAGCATCAGGGAAGTAATCAAGAAGACCGCGAGCAATAGGAACATTCTTTCGTTCCTTTGGATCAGTTGGCAGTGGCATACTTACTTTTCAAATAGTTGATTGCTCTTTTCATAAGTTCTGAACTTTCTTGAAGAAGCCCAATTCCTTGATTACATTTGCCACACAGAAGTCCACGGAATCTCCCTGTTGCATGACAATGATCTACAGCTAATTTTCTTCCAGAAGCACATATTTTTTGACAAATAGCACAAACACCATTTTGACGTGTTTCTACTTGTTTATACTCAAACAATGAAATCCCATACATGTTTTTCAAATGGAGATCTAACCATTGATCTTTATTTGTATGATAACGCGCACGATCTTGTGCACGTTTCTCAGGACGAGAATCAATAACTTTTCTGCACAATTTGCAATGCCATTGTAGTCCATCAGGTGCACATCGATTTTTTTGAAAAGCCTCAATGGACTTAACGGTATTACACGTTGGACACTTTTTTGTCATACCAATCTTGTGGTTTTCCACCATATTTCATCCCTAAATATTCTAAACTCACTGGCATTTCATCGAAACTTCCTTCTCGGACCTGGTGCAAGACCCACAAGCCGCGCCAGTGCTTGTTTCCTTGCCATCTAAGGTAGGCTTCATCGTGTTGGTAGAAACCTCCCACAAAAAGTCCAGTAATTTGCGTACCATCGGCTCTTGTTCCATATGCAATTTGCCTTCCCTGAACGTGTCCCATAGCACAACTCTGGTGCTTCTTAGTAAGGAGCGCCGCTGCGCTTGTGACAGGTTTCCCCAACACTCCAGAAGTAAAGAAGTGACAGTAAGCCACTCCGTCAATAATAATGGGTTCGAGGTAAGGGAAAACTTCCCAACCATAGTCTTCATACTTTAAATCCTTTAGAGACAAGACTCCATCTAGTTTAGGGTCAGCATCTACACATCTAGAAATTCTATCCTCATGGTTCCCTAAGGTAAGAACCATCCTAGGAAAATATTGTTTCTCATGATTTCGAGCAGCTTTCTCATTAAAATCCCATATAGGACTAAGTAACAATTCCATTGATTCGTGAGCACACTTAATGTCAGACTGATATCGTCGGCCCTCAAAACTTTTCTTGCCTACATCGTACATCGAAAGGGATTCCATATCTGCAAAGTCACCAATGCAGATAATTGTATCAGGTTTCTTTTCGACAATGTACTTACCGGCCCAAGTAAGGTGCTCTAGAGGTACACCGGGCTTACACTGTGCATCTGGAATGACAAGGTGCTTCAATTCATATCCTTCTTGTCCGGAATAATTTCCGCATCAATAATATCTTCATCTTCATTCGGGTACTTAACTACAATTGTTTGTGGAAGCATTCCACGTGTAAGTAAGCTAAGTAGTGCGAAACGCAGAAGGAAGTCAACTTCTTCTTTGGTAAGTTCTCCACTAAATTGTGCTATCCCATTTGGAGTTGGTTCTTCAAAGTTTATTTGCACACTTGTTCCTTCTTTGTCTTTTTCTTATGACACAATTTGCACAAAACCTGTAGGTTGTTTGATTCACAAAATAGCTTTTCTATAAACTCATTCCAGCTTTTCGTACTGCCGATAGGAAGTTTATGATCCACCTGTACTCCGGTTTGTGGGAACGCTCCATTACATATAGCGCATCTATAATGCTTTGCGAGCCTACCTGATTGTTTATTCTTCTTACGTCCGACACAACTGTTCGCAAGTGTTGTATACTTTGGTTGCCAACGTCTAAAAGCCCCTCTAAGAGCACTAGTAATGAATCCACGGAATCGTCCTTCCGTCCAAGTGCCTCCATTCCGGGTATGTTCATTCTTGGACAAGATCAACCGATCGGGGCCATTTAGCCCCTACGAAACATCCGTCTTTGTCCCAACTGGAAGGCGTCCAACACATTTCAATTGCGTTCCAATAGGCTCCATGAATAGGATGTCTACCTCCAGCATCTACACAATAGATTCTCACTGCGGCCCCGCTTCTTGTTTTTGTAATTGTACCGGGTTCCAAATATTTTTTTCCTTATAGCTAACTTTACACTTTGTGCATTGCTTCATTTAATATTTGACCGTAATGCGTATTTAACCAATCTCCATTTGTTTGACGCCATATCCATAAGAGTCGTCCTGTTAGCAGCATGTACTCGTCATCATTATATAATTCACGACAAGTATTAAATAATTCATCTTCGGTTGAACAACCTTCTAAAAGTCTAGGCGCTTTAGATTTTCCAACATTTTTCAAACCTTTGATGTTATCTGTGGCGTCGCCAATGAGCATACTTAAGTAAAACTCTCGCATTCCTCGGGCATAGGAGATTTCCTGAAACTCCCGTTTAACAAAGTTATAATGCTTTCCGGGAATCTGAAGAAGGTCTTTATCAATGGAACAAATAACTGTATATAGACCAAATGGAATTTCAGGATCGTCAAAATAAATTCCTTCCATTTGGGCAACACCCAACGCATCGTCAGCTTCACATCCGTCAGTAACGGTCGCATTCCATTCGTCAATTAAATACCTCTCACAAGTTTCTAACCATTTCGGCGGTGGTTGCTTCCTGTTAACTTTGTACGCCGGGTAGATTTCTCTACGAAAATTTCCCGGACCGCTGATAAAAATCTCGTGCAGATTTGCTTCAGTAGCTTCGAGAATTTCTTCGACAAGATTCTCACAACGCGAGATAGGGATAAAAGCTTGATCTTCTTGTTCCGCTGACACCGCACAGCGATACGCAATGATGTCGCCATCAATGAGTGCCTTCACAAGTGCCTTCACCCTTACCTGAGTAGTTCAGAAAGTTGACCGGCAATACGCAATGCACGTTTACCTTCATCCTCGGCAAATTGCTTCGCATTTTGAGCTTGTGCCATCAAATCAAGTTGTCTTGCGGCTTCAGAATTATAAAACTCAACTGCTGTATCCAGCCGTTTAATTACTTTATGAAACTCTTCAAGTATTGAATCAACATCAGGTTGAAACAAACTTTTAAGCATGTGGGAAATAGTCTTTTTGAGTTACATCACGAAGTTTTTTTGCTTGATCTAAATACCATTGTCTAAGTTGTTTCTTAGCCGAGCGCCAACTAATACCATCCTGATCTGTAATATCCACTTTTTCAATACCTGGTCCAAAATCGTCTACATGCACTTTAAATGCTTCTCTAATCATACAACCTCCACGTTGAGAACATATTCTTCAAATTGTTTCGCCACTTCAATGACACTTTCAACATTCACTTCTGCACCTTTTGGACTACGTGCTGCCATAAGTGCAATAGCGTTTGACAAGCTAGATTGACGTACGATGTAAACTTGTCTCTTAGCCCGCTCTGTGGGTGTTTCATAATTGGAGCTATAAACTTTGCCGCCTTGAATCTTCGGATCTACTGCTTTTGCCGTAACGTCATTTTGCACTGTTTGTCCCTGTTCAATTGCCTTCCATTGCCAATAGTCTTTTCCATCTTTACCACGTTCTTTGGCAAGAGTTACATTAACATCAACTGGAAAAACTTTAAATTCAGAAACCGTTTTAAATACACCTTCATTGACAAATGACATTACCTTACGAGCTTCTTCGCGTCCCTCACGCAGATATGTTACTTCTGCGATGGAATACCCTTTAGGAGCACGAGTGACGTTTACTGATTGAATTGATATTAGCATTCAATTTTCTCCATCGACCCAAGGTTAAGTCCTACCTTTACTTCACAATCTAAAGGTAGGTCGAAAGGTTGGCCGAATTGCCTCTCGAAATTAATTGGAACATCTTGTACACATTTACGCAACATCTTACCAATAGTATAACACAATCCTTTCTTCATGTCAAGAGATTTATCAGACGGAACGTCTAGAACAATCGAATCATGAACACTGGAAACAGGAGGAACTTCATAAAAACCAAGTCTTTGTATTCGTCTCCACATACTAATACGAGCCAACATCACTAAATCTGCTCCAAGTCCTTGAACGGGATAGTTAAGTATCCTAGGTCTCCAGAACCACTCTCTTGAAGCAACATCTTTAGAGGGGTACTCGTACCGTCTACCAGTAGGAGAAACGTAGCATCCGGTTTCAAGAACGCTTCGCACCAAGTTTTGGTGCCACTGTCGAATACCTTTATACTTCTCGTAGTATTCATCAATTACTCCTTGCCATTGACGTTGTGAAAACCCAATAGTCTGGAAGTCGCCGTCATTTGCATATCCGTAAGCAGACGCTCCGTAGATGAGCTTAAAGACGAATCGTTTTGCTGTAACACGATCTGGTAATTTAAATCGCCTTTGATTATCACTATGGAAATCCTTTCCTTGTTTTACTTCATCTTGTAAGATGATATCTTGGCTTAAATAAGCCGCAGCTACAATTTCCAAACTCTTAATATCACCTTGTAGTAACATTTAATTGTTTCCAACATTTGTGTTCTATTTGATGACATCGCTTGCACAATACTTCTAAATTTATAATTGTATTATTAGTAGAATTGTGATCTTTATGATGTCCTGCCCATTGATATGATGTAACATTTAGTAAACTACATTGACAGCGTTCACATTGTTGTAGTTTTAATTTGCGTTCCTTTGCCCAACGACGAAAACAACTTCGACCATGTTTATAATTAGATGCCTTTAAATCTTTTTTACTTCCCGAACCTTCTCCGGTAAGAATATGATAACGTTCAATCCAACGCCATTTATTCCTACGGTAATATTCTTTATAATATTCTTTTTTATTCAAAGCGAATTTTAATGAGTCCATTGTTCCGCCATTGCATCAGCAATTCCTTGGTAAGTTCTGGAACGATCTTTCCATCGATTAGGGGATGGGCCTAGTTTCCATACCCGTCCCTCACGACCAACTACAACATTTGTAGGTTGTAGTTTTGGCAGATTCTTTAGCCATAAACACGTAGCCTTTGTCTCAGGATGTCCGAATTGCCACGGCTGGATAATCTGATCTGGCTTACGATACCTAGTAGACATGATGCCAATGGGATTCTCTACCGCAACTTTTAATGCTGGCGCATTTATCATTTCCATAAAAAATTTCACAGCTTCTTCCTGTTCTATAAGCTTATCTTTGAACCATCGTGCCCCGCTTACGGATAAATGCGTACAAGGAGGGAAAGCGATAATTAAATCAGGCTCCCAACCGTCACCGAGCGAACGGCGGATGGTACCAAATAGGTCACAAATATCTTGCTGTAAATGATGCTCTGGTCCCCTCTCGCAAGGCAGCAGATCACACGATAATGCCGAATGGCCGCGTACTCTAAAGGCTTCGCGCACAATGCCACTAAATTCACAGGCTATTAGAACCTTGTTTTTATTAATTCGTCCACCTCTGATGCCATGTTTTGCAAATTAGGACTACTAGACGAAGTTCTGCCAGTGACAACAGTAACTTGGTTGAACTGGCCGTGTAGCCATCCGGGTTCCCAATCTTTCTCTTCAATGGTTTTCGGTATTCCATGATAGTAGGTAGAAACAAGTCGTTCGAGTTCGTTTCTTCGTTTTATAAGCTCAACGACTCGTCGAGCAGTGCCTTTGGCTTTTAACCGACTTAGCACTGATGCGTCCGTAGACCAATAACCTAGTTTCTTCAACTCGGTTTTGGGTAACGGTTCGACAAGGCGAGGTAGAGTAGTCTCTATCTTCTTTTTAATGAATCGTTCCTTCGTTTGGCCTGCTAGTGGCCCAGTCTTGAACGTATGCAGATAAGGAGTTGATTCAACAAAACGCACAACACCACCATACAAAAGAGCGGAAAGATGCTCTCCACTGTTAAAGCTAAAACCTGCATTATTCATCAGTCTTAAATACGACAGATGCTTTTAACTTGCCTCTCAATTTCGTCAATCTCCTGTTGTTTTTGTGCTGCTCTTTTCAGAGATTCTTCTACATCATATTTCAAACCATTATATTCCATTTCCGCAAGTACAAGTGTGTCCATGCAACTCAGTTTAATTAGACGTAGTAAGGCCGGTTTGTCGGTCAAGTATTTCTGTTGTGCTTGATACAACTCCCACGTCAAATCTACGTCCCGATTAGCATACTCTTCTAAGATTTCCCAAGGTACTTGGTCCGTATCAATTCCACGATCCCAATATTCTTTCTCAATGATCGTCGATTTCTGGCCAAGGTTAAAATAAGCGCACGACTTGTCGAGTGACGGATATCGTTCCGACTGACATTGAATGACAAACTGTGCGAGTTGGCAGTCCCAAATCTGTAAGTTTTCAAAAGAATACCCCTCTATTATACCACAACGGCGAAGCCAATGCAAGTCAAATTTGATGGCAAAGCCAATGACCAATAAGGCACGGTTTAAGGCATCCTGTAGATATGAGACATTATCTGCTGATACTGGCTCTCCGTTATGCTCCCATTTGATGCACCTAGTAACCCCGTCGTTGTCCGAACGAACAGAAACACAGCACAAATGGTTACGACGGCTAAAAGCATTACCTGTCGCGTAGGTGGTAATTTCGGTGTCAACACAGAGCTTCATTCCTCATTCTTCCCCTTCTTCATTATGATCCTTTTTGTAATTTTCCCAAGCATCGTGCATTACCGAGTCTTCATAATGATCATATCCTTGGCAATGGGCTTCTTCGTGTTGAACAATCCAACGTAAGACAGGTGCAGACGGAAGGTAGACATCGCACTTATTATTCTTAAAATCAGGTGTAGCACAAGCAATTGTTGTAATACCTAAAGGCTGCGTACAAATTGTAATGTTTCCATAGTGTTTGACAATCTCAAGATTGGGCCAGTCTGGAGCAGGAGGACGTGTAAAATCTATTCCTTGTGCAAATGCAAACGATGGTACACACACCAACAGCAACAATAGTTTTCTCATAAATCCACCACGACAGGTTGGTTTGCGAGCATATAGCTCTCGTTTAATAATGCTGCGTTGATAAAGTGAATGCCTTCAAAGAACCATTGACCATATCCGCCATGGGCGTGACCATAACAGTGAACATCGGGTTTAACTTCTAAGACACGAGCTAACAGGTCTTTATCTCCAAAACGAAAGTCCCGAGGATCGCCGTTAGTATCGCCAAATCCGTAAGGTGGACCATGTGTAATTAGCACGTCGGTATCATCTGGAATTAAACTCCAATGTTCCTTTAAGCGGTTGCCTCTCGGAAGTTGAAATGCCCATCCCATAAAGTCCGGTTGAAAAGGACTACCCCAAAACTTTACGCCATCAATTTCTACGCCCGTTGCATGCAGGTAAGTACATTTTGAAGCCCAATCAAGATAAACATTCCGCTTAACCTCATCTTCCCATCCAAGTTCATGGTTTCCAGCAGTGAATAGTTTATGCTTGTGTGGAAGGCTGTTAAACCATTCAAGTGAATCTTTTGTCTCAAACGCCCTACCATGAAATGTAAAATCCCCACAATGAATTAGAACATCACCGTCGGGTACGTTTGGCTGAGTGCAGTGGGTATCACTGATAATTACAAGCCTCATTTTTTTCTTTTCTGTTTATAAAAGATGTGAGATCCCCATTGTCCAAGAATTGTCATATCAGATTTCCAATAGGGATTTACATAAATTGCTGCGAAGTGGGTTGCTCCTCCAGTAAAATCATTCGTACTTAAAGATAACTTAGCTACATCCTGCGCACGCCTCCATGCTGGACCTTCTTCTACCTTGGGAGGACGCAATGTCCATGAGAATTGCTTATATTCCTGTACCACCTCACAGACTTTATCTGGATTACGCTGTGCCCTATTGAGAGTTACTTGAGCAATGGCAAATAGTCCGGGTAATGGCTCCTCCTTCGCGCCCTCATGATATAAATTGAGGGCTAGGCAGAGGAGAGCAGCTTCAATCATTCTTGACACTCATTAAAGTAACGAGAATTACAACTAGCTCAATCGTTTCCAAGGTCTTTATACCTCGCTAGTTCTGGTTGCAACAGCACGTCCCATTTTGCGTGTCTCCATGTTGGGTCTGAGTCACCATCTCCTGCTAATTTGTTCTTGCTTAGATGAAAGTGTCTAATATATTCCATATCATCAGAGTAAGTTTTCCCTATGCCCAAAATCCAATCGGCCTCTGCTTGCTTGGCTGTCTTAGCTTCCGCTACGTTGTTCATGGTTAGCCATTTCTGTCCGTCCCCTGAGCCATCAGCTTGACAGATTCCAATGACTGGTGCAACTTCTTTAGCAAGGTTTCTAGCCCATTGGTAGATCGCTCCCATAACAAGGTCGTTTCGGTCGGCAGAGAACCCTCCAATCTTGTCAATTTGATCAAATATGATAAGTCCTGGGCCAACTCCATCGACAATGCGCTCAACGTCCGCGCGAAAGAGTGTGCCTGAGTCAGATAGCTTAATGTTGCCTTTTGTGAGTCTGATAAAGTCTTCATAACATTTTTTTCTGTTTGAGATGAGGTATTCACGGGTACAACCTAGTGCTGCTTGGTAGCATCTTACCTTTACCTTTTGTCCTTGTTCTTCGTTGTTGAACCATATAATTGGCTTATCTGTTTGTGTTGCAAAGTACGTAACTTCCGAAGCAAGAAATGTAGTCTTTCCAGTCTCCGGGCGGGCGAACACAAATCCGAAATCTCCTCGACGTAATGATCCCAAAGCACGGTTAAGAGTTCCGAGCCTCCATCGAAGTCCCGGTTTGAGGTACGTTTGGTTGAGTATTTCATCTAAATCGTCCGTGATAAACTGCGTAGATTCTGTCTCAACATCCCGAGTTTGAAAATGTTGAAAGCTTTCCCGAAACTTATCCTCAGAAGTCTTTCCCTCGGAGAAAGACAAGGCACACTCTGCGATTTCAATTGCTGTACGACGTGCTTCTATGTTTTGAAGTAAATCCTGTGCTTTGTCTGGAGATACGTCCGATTCCTTAATTTGCTTGAAGATGATCTGGTACGCATCTATGTCCTCTTTCTTGAGTCTAACGTAGTAATTAAAAAAGAATGATGAGAATTCATCAATTGTTGAATCCTGATCTGGATATTTATCAAAGTAAATCTTAAGTGTCTTATATAAGACACTAATTTCTTTGTATTGATATTTATCCACATTGATAAGGGAATACCACCGCTTGTAACCTTCGACGGTGAGGAGAAGCTTGAAGAATGCTATTTCAGGGATTATTGTTATTACCTCCGTGCTCGGACAGCTCGCACTTCTTTATTATATATATATATACTATTACCAGAGCCCTTTCATTTCATTTACCTTCGCCCTTTTCATAATATAATTATAACATATATTTAAAAGACTGTCAAGAACTAAATTTCCATAGAATTACATATTTTCTCGTTAATTGCCTCATCGCTGTACTCCTTGGGGTCTTTCTCAGTTAATATGGTAAATACGTGAGGGAAATATTGGTTGGCTCTAGAACGCGCTAGGAGCGATTCTCTAGTCTTGTCGCTATCTAGCCATATACCCACTGTTTTAAAGAGCCTGTAGAGCCTTGTGAGCAGTTTTAGGGGTATTCCTGAGCCAAAGAGAGGTACCCCAACTACCCCAGTGCTTCTACCTACCTTTATTGCAGAAATTACGTCTTCGGTAAGTACACAACAATTGCCTTCCCCAAACTCCACCAAGATGTCGCCAATGGGGCCGTAGCTAAGGTACTTGGGTTTAGGACGATCTTTGTTGAAGTTACGAGCTTGCCAAGCGATGATAGTTCCATTACCATCTTTGAAGGTAAAAATCAGCCATTGCTTTGAGTCGCTCCAGAGAAAGCCCGAGGTCTCGGTTTCGATTATACCATACTTCTTGAGCCACATCCACCCGGTTGCCCCGATTTGAGGCTTTGCGTCGTCTGGCAATGCCCGAAGGGTTGTTAGCACCTTTAAGACGGGTTTGTGACCTAACCATTTTTCGGTAGCTGGTTCAGTGTAATGGCAGCCAAAACAATAGCCGTGACCATCATCGTAACGAGCCAAATTATCGCGGCTGTTACAATAGGGGCAGTTTTCATGTCTGACAAATTCGCTCATTAATCACCATAATAATCAACAGGATAGACCCACTTTCCATCCCTCATTATTTTACCTTCTGCATATCGATTCTCATTGACTACTTTGGTTTCTTCAACTATTACAATTTTACCTGTAAGTGGAAACAGAAAATCATCAGCGTTGCATCCTTTCAAAAGAGCTGCTTCATTGCGAGCCTTCTGTGTTCTAATCCAACACTTCTTCCTATTGCAGGCTTTTGCATTATATTGAAAGCTGCTGAAATAAATCTCTTTGTCACATTTTCGACATTTAATCGAAATTTTCGTTGCTGTCATCTTCCCAAGTGGGGCTGGTGGGGTTGGAATATTCTTTCCGTAAATCGTCATCCACTGCATCATTGCCAGTGGCCAGAGGAAAATCATCGGCAATTGTTACGAAACAGGCGTCACACAGATCAATGTATTCACGGCTGAACAATCCTTTTCGTTTGGATTCATGCTCTTTCAATTCACAGTCACAAGCTACGCAGCGCATACATCCTCTATAATACGAGTCATTTATTTTTTTCTCCGTTGAATACTAAGAAGATGAATAAAGTGGTTACCATGATTGGATTTTACCTTCCTTTGAAGTTCTTGTCTAATTGCTTCAATGTAGCTCCTAATTGTTTGCCCTTCAATACCCGGTGCTGTGTTGCACTCTAGCACGTAGGCTTTGTCTTCTTTTTCACGATACGCCACATCGACTGCCCCGAAGTCAAGCTGTAGGGCTTGGACAGCTTGAAGTGCTTCCATTCGTACGCATTTGGGAATGACAACACCGCCACGTACAAAGACATATCCATTATTGTAGTTCCTGATCCATGAGTTACGGTTTTCAAATCCTTTCTTTTTGAGCTTTTCAACTTGGTCAATTATTTGTCCTTTAAAGACATGAATGCGGAATTCACGTTTATGACGTAGGTGTTTAGTATACAAAGGACAATCTCGTGGTTCTCCGTCAAACCCACCGTCAACGTCGTCTCGATCTTTATGAAAAATAATACATCCTATACCTCCGTGACCATTTAAAATCTGTCGTCCGACAACAACTGATCCGGACAACCACCATTGACGCGCTGTTTGAATGTCATCAGTAAACTCCGGTGTGGAAACTCCTGCTTGTCTTAAACACGACAATGCCGTTAGCTTGTTTGATGATAGTTGCACTTTCGCAGGATCATTCAATCCGGTAATCCACCACCTAGGCTTGGCTACCTTACCCCAATTGACCACAAGATGTTTAAGTTTTGGGCGGAACAAACCATTGAATCTAACTCTCAATCCATTGAGCGCCTTAGCAATGGCTCTAGCGGACTTACTTCCTGGCTTGTACGGCAATATTCTTAAGCTTTTCACCTTCTTCCTTTTGTTTTTCACCCACACAATATTGACATTGCCCTGGCTCTTTACACAATTCTTTACACTCTGGAGTATTTACTAAACACCATTTACAGGTTATCTGAGTTTCAAATCCAAGTCTCATAACTACCTTGTCTTCATCATTCATAGTCGAAATTTCCACATGCCCACAAGTGCATTTAGATTTATTCTGCAAATATGCTAAATGCTCTGTGGTAATTGCGAAATTATCTGACGTTGCTGTAATTTCGCATAGTTTCGGATGCAGACAGTAAACAGCCTGACCCTGTTGATTATTGATAATTCTATCGGAGACCCTACTAATGTGCCCTGTTAAAAATGCCTGATAGGCATATTCGTCACATTGTGTTTCTGTTCCTCTAAATTGACAATAGACATCAATTTGTTCCGAGTCTAGTGCCTTGCCCCACAGTCTCCATACAGGAGGATTTACGTGGTCTTCAGAGACTTTCTTGTAGTCGTCAACAGAGAATACAATTTGTGGAAAGGGTGGTGCATTAGTCAAATCAACATCATGATCATCACCATAATGGATATTAAATGATTCCTCAAGTTTCATGTCAATTGTTTTGGGAACTTGCTTAATTTGGTTAGGGAGATAAACTATCTCTCCATTTGTTGCTGGTGGAGCATATTCTTTAGGAACAAACACCGCAGGTTTCTCATAAAGCTTAACGGGCCTGTTTTCCCAAACATTATTCTCATCTAAGGAAAGTAAGACACCGGGTTTTATTTCTGCAATTTCGGCTTTAGCTTGATGACGATGCAAGAGCCATCGAAGCATTCCTTTTTCCGACGCAAAATAAATTCCATCATTTATATCTACTAAAGAAAACGGACGTTCTGTGTTGCGAACAAAATATAGTTTTTTCTCTGTTGCGTTATACCATATGATAACGAAAGCTCCCTTCAATTCAGGAATAATTTTCATTGGATCATTGCGCGCCAACAAAGACGTTAATGCATGAGAATCTACTTCAATATTGTTCTTCTCACGTTCTTTGTGATGAACGAGACTACGAAAATTATCAATGAACCCATTATGAACAAGAACAATAGGCCCAAATGCAAATGGGTGTGCATTTTCGTTAGAAATTGCTCCACTTGATGCCTTCCGATTGTGACCAACCAAGATACGTCCAGAGTTCCAAGAATCCTGTTTTAATGTTAGATATTCGCTGGTCTTAAGAAGATTAAAAGGATGACTTGCAAGTTTAATGTAAGTGACGTTTCCGGAATTATTAACTGCGAAAATACCTGTGGAATCCTCTCCACGAATTGCATCACACACTAACATTTCAGCAAATAGTTCCTGCTGAAAAGCAGTACAACCATTAGTTGATTTAGTTACAAGCCCTACAATTCCACACATTTATCTTACTACTCCATCAATGACATCCCAAACCCCAGGGGCATAGTAATTAATATCTTTTTTAGTTTGTTTATCAATTATTTTCAAACTTTGAAGCAAGTCGGATTCATTTGAAATGTCATTAAGTAGTTTTTTAATAAATTGCGATGGTGGTTGAATACTTTTTACTATAGAAACTCCGTATTCCATTTCTCGTTGTAAACTACATTTACCAAGTAGAAACACAGATTGATCTTTGAATGTATTCATAAGAAATTGTTCATACGAAGAAGTTGTATTTAACATTTTAATTTCATCAAATAATTCAATAAAATCTACGTTACATGCTGTTTTGTGAAGTTGCTGAATAACATTAATCCAATTTAAAAGATATTCAGTGTTACGGTGTCCACGCATATGCCTGTATTCAACTGTCCCAAATTTACGAATAGGTACTAAATTAAGTCCACTATATTTAGTCCAAGATTCTAGCAAACCTTGAAAATTTCCATTTGCTAAATAATTTGATAATACAATTGGCAGTTTTGTTTCTCGAATAGGCACACAGAAAATGTTTTGATAGCGTTGTGGTCCTGCAAAACGATATAACAACCGTTCAAACACAATGTATAACAAAATCAAATTCAAAATCTCCTTACATGACCAATTACGGACATTCACGTGGACGTGAATAGATGTGCGGGCTGAGAAATCAGCGTCTTTAGGTAAATATTGATCGAATAAATAGTGAATGGCCCAAGGAATTTGTTGATCTGCAATTGGAATAGAGACGAATTCGATTCCACCTTGTCTGAGAGAACCATCCTCTCGTGTCATCCACATTTCATTGGCCATATTCACACCTAGATGATGAGCTACCTTTTCTACTTCTACTTCAATACCTATTTTCAAACGAGGACGCACCATTTCAAATGGTTTATAGCTAGCAACTGGAATTGCTTTCATATAATCTTCAAATGGATAACTTAGCCGGGCAAGATCATTCCAACGACCTCCATAATCTTTAACAAGGTGTGCTAAAAAATCCATTTCTCTTGTCCAAGGCGATGTAATTCATCTTCAATTTCCTGTCGAAATAATTCATCCTCGACTACAAATTTTGATCTTTGGATAAATCCACATGGATTACAATCAAACCAGATAAGTGGCCCTGAATGTTTCTCTGTAGGTGATTTAGAAATCATAAGATGGCATGAAAGAGCAACGGAATGAGTGCTCTTATTAAACATAGAATAAGCTATTTGAGGGTCAGGAATGTAAGCTGGATTGAATAAAGCGCTTACTGTTCTTTCTCCGAAGGTTGGACGATAAACTCCGGAATTCAACAGGTATTTGAAAGGATTGTATATTTCATGATTTTCATGACAAAGCCCGACACGCCACTGTCTTACGGGAATCTTGAATAAGACAAGTGCGTGCCCATTATAATTGAAATACCCGGTTTGGGGCGGTGATAGTTCTAATTTCTCTTTCAATTGGTTTTCTGTATATTTAATCGACACTATTCCAAGTTCCAAACTACGAATATATATTAATTTTTCACCAAATTGTATCAATTCAATTAGAGCTGGAGACAACACACCATCAGAACGATATTGAACCCAAGTGTTGTGATATTTCTGATGAAAATCTTCGAGGTTATCCATTCAATAAATTAATCCATATTTTTCAGTGAGTTCTCGTAGTAAATTTTGATCCATTTCATTGATGCACTTAATAATTGCACGCCCATCCTCATCAGGAATTACCTTCCTGAAATTAAAGACCTTCACTGCTTGATCGTGAATCATAGCAGACAATTCCTCTGATTTAACCCAAAAATTGGATAGGGTTCTATACTCAATTCCGTATGGTTTGTATCTAATTGCTCCAGCTTTACCATACAAGAGTCGTCTATTTTGATCTGGGTCAAATAAAATACTTGGGCATCCCATAAATAAATCACACGCCCGACCAAAACCAATTTTATCTGTAAACCTTCCTCCAAAGTGGACATGTCCGCCGCAAGAACGTAGTGCTTTGTTCTTTGCACGAGGCGGAGGATTTACCTTCAACGACCACACATTGAAATCAGGATCACACCCAAATCGCCTAGCTTGTGGGGCTACAAGTTGATCAGCTTCGAACTCAGCAGATGCTACAACAACAAGCTTAAGCTTGAGCGCATGTGCTTCTTGCTCAAGTGCATTCATCGCAATTGCAATTGACTGGGAAAAGTTGTGAGAGTTTCCAATTTCACAAGGTGGAATATTAAACTCCACCGCTACATTATCTTCCTGCACCATATAACCGGGAATGTTAAGCAGCGGGCGTGGTTGTTCTTTTGTGCCGCCGAATTTCCCAACTGCCGATATAAACTTACCTGACTTATCTTGCAAGAACAGCTCGGGATCAGCTCCGATGGTGTTCATTTTCATCTGTCTTGTTTAAGACTACGTTCGACAGAACATATTTATCAACTAGTTCTAAGCAATATTTCACGAATGGATTCTTTTCTTCCATATACTCTGGATGCCCTTGAATACAAAGGGCTTTTGTCTCGGGAAAATAGACAATTTCAGGTTCAAACTTAGGATGATCCTCAATAGGCCCATCCCCATTTATGTACACGCTACTGATGCCAGGCTCAATCCACGCGATTCGATGATAGTTTGTTTTCTCCACATTCATCATCTGATGATGCACTGAATTAGACACAATTTCTCCTCCTTCATCGGTTTGACAGACATGAGATGGACCGTCATGATGTGTCACATGCTGGAATAAACTTCCGCCCGATAATGCACACATGAGTTGTGCGCCTCGACAAATTGCAATGATTGGAATGCCGAGACGGATCGCTTCTTTGGCTAAAGCAATTTCTATTAAGTCACGAACAGATGGCTCGTCTGGACCGGAATAAACAATTTTCGGACACTTCTGTCTATAAATAGATGGGCTAATGTCTTCGCCACCCCACAACAACAACGCCGAAGCTCCGTCAAGTTGGATGGGATGGAATCCAACTTTTAGTTGTTGAAACATCTTATCAAATGGATACCAGTCTTTATAAATTGCACTGACTAGTTTCATAAAAGTGCCTTGTATACATGAAGCATACCAAGTGCTTGTTGTTTTTCTTTAATCGAAGAGTCATTCACAAAGATTTTATATATTTGTGGTGTCATTTTGAACCAGTCGGCGAAATTGTACTCACCAACAGTAAACCAAGGACGTTGGTTTAACAGGTGCCATATAGTTGAGTGCGATGTTGCAGTTTCACAAGATTTTAAGAATACATCTTTTAAATTAAAATCTTTCAAACTTGCTAAATCAGACAAGGTTCCATTAAATGCGTGTCCACAATAAAGCACCACACTGTCTTTATCATAAAGTCCCATACAAATTGCAGCAACATCTTTTGGAATTCCGCTGTCAACCATTTCAAAATAATGATCAACCCACATCCACCACTCTTCAATATAACGTAAAAGGGAAGCAACCCCAAGAAACTTCCAATAGTTTGGCCAAGTGCCGAGAGGAAATTCAAACACATATTCATCTACGCGAGTTGCTACTCCCGGACAAATTTCCAAGACATCACTAATAAATCTTTCGGCTTTAGCAGGAGTTAACTGGCACGGATATATACTACCACGTGTCCCCGGTGTCCCCTTAAAAGTTGGAATATATTTAACCCGAATTGCAACAGCATTATAATTGACACGAACTTCAGAATAACAAGACTGGGTATGAGGTTGAAGCCATGAGTCTTCTTGTTCATGTTTAATTCGATAATGCGCACGACAAAAATCATGTCCCAATTATCTTGTCTCCACTAGTTGGCCGTTGGCATCCCAAAGTTTACGAATTGTGGGAGAGGCAACAGTCTCAAGGAAAGCAATTGATTCAAAAATTATAAACTTATATTGAGGCTGTCGCTCAAGTTGCTGATCAATGTATTCTTCAGCTTCAGGCATCGAATAGCAAACGATTATGTCAACATTTTGATGTATTTCAAATCGTTCGTCATCAGGCTCAGGCTGCCTTTGACGATCAGCAGCGCGTGGACGAATAGCCTGCTCCTCCGGGGCTCTTGGTGCGCGAGGATGTGGCACAGGAGGAACAGCAAGCTTAGTTGTTTCTAAAACTAAATATAGTTTACGCATAGTTTACTTCACCGATTATTCTACCATCATCATCATATTCTAAATGACAAATCCTTCCTAAGATTTCTACATATATAACATCACCCAGTCCTGATGAATAACAATGGAATACTGGTCCATCCATCGAACAAGTTTCTTCATATAATTCTGCTAATTTATGTTTATTCAAAGATTTAACAAACTTTTTCAAAACGTTTGTTTGTTTAGCATCTAAGTTTAAACAAGAGGGTTTCATTTATCTAACCTCAGATAACGAGCAAGTGCAATGCGAACGTAAAATGGTAGCTTAATACCAGCCATATGCACAAAGTCTGGCTTCGGACTTGAGATAAGACGACATCTACTCCAATTGTCCCATCCTATGCCCCAGAACACATCCATAACAGAATCTGGCAATGTCTTAATTACGACGTGTGTATTATGCTGCATCATTGTACTTTTACCTTCAGTAGTTCATCGGGCGTGTAAGGTGTTGATCTTCCTCTATTACAAAAATCTACCCAAATATCTTTCATATGAACTGAATCTGTCCATTTATAAACAATGGATGACACAACACCACGTTCATCAGGTCTAATACGACGACATACTACATCGCCAACTTTCAAGGCTGAGTACGCCGGAATATCAGCATAAAGTAGTGTATCAAGTTGGGGTTGGCAATGCCAACAGGCAGTTTGGAGGTAATAGCCGTGAGGACATTTTCCGCTAGAAGGCTCCGCTTCTGGTTTTTCTTCTGGAGGAGCAACGTCAGATGGTGTTACTTTACCCTTCAAGACAGAGTAAGACATTTTTAATCGGACAAGTGGCTTTTTTACCCACCTTTTGAATCATCCAACAAGCCTAAACAAGCAGAATTACATTCACATTCAGGATAATTACATTGTTGATTTCTAGGCTCTAATTTTACTGTAATTCCTTGATCATAACCACATTCAGAACACCAAAAATCATTTAACATTAATGTACCACAAGCCACACACTTCATGCTGCCAACTTCTTAGCAAACAGCACTAATACACATGCTAATATTCCACACCAAAATTTCCATCCTTCGCTTCCAAATGCTGATGGAGCGATAAAACCAATAAGGACACCTGCAATAAAATACATAACAAAACTTAAAACGGAAATCATGCTGCTAATTTAAGAAGATTTTCTGGTGCAATCCACAAACCTTTAGGCATCTTGGCAATGGATGCATCTGGAAAGAGAATGTTGCCATCCTCTTGGGGATAACCGCCTAGGTCTGAAACAATGCGGTTAATTTCTTGACGCCACTCGTTGAACACTGTCCGCATAACTTCACGAGCAGTTTTCTCCGCCATTTCGCGGATACGATTGGTCTTGGTGAAAGCCAAAGCCTGATTGGATTTCGAGGTAAGTTTGAATTCTGCCTCAAGCTTCATCAAATCCGAAGTCCAAGCCATTTCAACCTGTGCTTTCAACTCGACATATAGCTTCTCGAATCTGTGCTGCGCTCCTGCCTTACGATGAGCGAACAGATGGGCTTGCTTGGCGAATGTTTTATTCACGGGAGTATTCTTTTCCTAAATTGAACAATTTAGCAAACTTCAATTCCTCAGCACCGTCACGGTGCGCCTGTGCTTCAGAAGAACGAAATCCACTTGAAACCTCAATTTCCAAGTTATCGTTAGGGCAATAACACACACTATATCTAAATGAACCACTTTGATGTGGCACTACTTCAAGTTTATACATTTTCGTCGTAAAACTCCTCTTCTAAAATGAGTTCATCAAGAACTTCGATGGGAGGGATTTTTTTGAGGCGATATGCCTCAATTCCACAACCATCCTCGGTTATTCCAAACGCCACTAAAGCCGGTTCTCGCTCGGCACCACAATGAGCACAGGAGGCTTTTCCTACATGTCGTAAGGCAAGTACCTGGCCAAAGAGACCAAGAGACTGTGGACATTTACACGAAGGCAACTTATAAACTACAACTAAATCACCAACTTCAATTCCGTTGGAGTTATTCATTGAAGTTCCTGTGGAGCAATTGGATCAATGAGGCCCAACAATTCCATATATTTCATGGAAGGGACAGACTTGGCGTGGGCGAGGAGTACGCCGGTCTTACCTGTGTCAGGATCTACCATGTGCGCCCAATGCAGGTTATGCCTTGCGCATAAAGCCTGCAAATCATCTAACATTGCTTCAATTTCTGGATGCATAAAACCTCCTTAAAACGAGTAAACAAGTGTCGCTCCAAATTGAGCTCCTTTTGGTCTACTCGGAGAAGCACCCAAGCTTGGGAACTACCGTTGCCAGATACCGCGGCAGACAGGATGAATCTTTGCTCTCGACCAGCCACGCTTACGATAATAGATAAAACCGATTGTGCTCATAATTTTCCTTTCATTTGCCTAGGTGCTTTTCCGAATAGACGGATTCCGCGCTGGATTGTTTCCAGTCCTGTGTGGGTGTTAGCGGGATGGGTCTTAAACAAGACATTCGCAATTGGGTTTTGGAGGCCCGTTATCCCGTTATCTATCGTTGGCGGGATTGCCTGTTTAGACTTAGTCAAGGTACGTGGGCCGGTAATCGGGCGAGGGGGAGGCTGCTACGTAGCTTGTCGGCTATTGCCTAGGAATTATAACCCTAATTCCAATTCTTTCGATTGTTAGGGAATTACACCTAGGTTTTGGCGATGTGGGGAGGATTTCCAGCACCGGATCACGACAAGTATAGCTGGCCTATACATCGGCTTGGGGCCGACTATTAGCCGTCCTACTTGACGCCTTACGGATTGCGCGTAAGGGCTTTGTTGTCTATCCCTAGTTTAACCTGGAATAGACCCGAGTTTTTAGAGAGCACCCGAAATTTGTCATACTTATGCCACAATGACAATTCGGCCACAATAAGACAATATCATCCTATTATGTCCCCCATTATAGCACACTTTTGGAAGAAAGTCAATAGTATCAATGAGTTAGGGATTGATGATTTTTGTCATACTTATGACATGATGAGTAGTTTTATGCCCCTATTGGGAATAGGGGTTTTGAGGACAAAAAAAAGCCTACCGGGTTAGGGTAGGCTTTGAAGGGTCACGCCTGCTTGGCGATGGGGATGACAACCCCTTCGATATTCGCTTTCGCAAACACGCTCTGTCTGAGAGAAGCGATTTTCGCGCCCGACTGCATGTCGGGATTGTCGATCACTTCAAGCAGCGCACGGGCGAACTTCTCCATCGGGCTGAGACGGGCTTCCATCTCTCCGCCTGCGACCTTGTAGCGCCTTACTGCGCGCCAGAGAGTCTGGAGAGTCGGCGCGTCGTAGCGCTTGCGTTCGGCGATGTCGAGTGCCCACGCGGTGCAGAACATCTTGCTCCCGCCTTCGGATTCGGTCAAGTGAAAGAACGCGGCCTTGTCCGTCCGCAGACTACGCTCCGCCCAGAGGTCGTTATCCCTGTTCAGGATGGAGGACTCCAACTTCGTACCAGCCATCAAGTTCAGGGAAAGACCTTGCGTCACATCTTTGCGGCTTGCGCCGTACTTCTTGAGCTGCTCCGCCGTGATGGCGGGATGAACTTTCGCGTCCGTGAGAACAGGCTTGGACGACGTTCCGCCAACCACTACGAACACGTTCACGGCTTGCAGATCGGGCTGAGGCTGCATGTTGACTACTGGGGCAGCCTTGACCGTAGCTGGAGCGTCTAGGGCCTGCTGTAGCGCAGCCTGAAGCACGTTCACCTCGGGCTGTTCCTGCGCTTTCTGTTTCCTGTTGGCTTTCGCCATTGTGTTCACCTTTGATTGTGAGGGTTGACCTTGGTTGACCGGGATAGCGCGAGGATGGGAGCAGAGGCAGATGGTAGCGTGCCTGCGTGCGGATGCGCATGGGCCAAGGCTTGCTTCGGAGTAGGGGCATCGCTGGGGACTTCCCGCGAGAGTAGCTACGTATCCCGCGCCAGCCTTGCCCGTGAACCTGCTTATCTACCCACTACCCGTATGATACTCCCTTTTCAGGAAAGTTCAATAGAGAGCGTGTGTTTCTGTTCATCTTCCCTTTTCAGGAATGGGTTTGGCCTGGGATGAAGTTGTCGTAGGCTGTGACCTTGTCATACGTATGACCAGGCGCTCTGTTACAAGGGCATTCTGGTAGCCTGACATAGTTGTAAGGTATTGAATGGATGGAGTGTGAATACCGCAGCATGATCTTCGTCGAGGTAATGAGAATCATTCTCATCTAGGTAATTGCCCAGAGGGCAGATTTTCTTTTTCCCTTTCTCAAGGGGGGATGGGGGGAAAATTGGCCCCATGGGAATTTGGTTCATACATGTAAACAATAGTTTGAGCTATTTTTAAACTTAGGGGAGTATCTCTTATAATATTAATTTATTTAATATATACATTATATTGAACTGAACGGAACTTTTGTGCTCGCTAGGAAGCAACCGCAGCTCGCACAGGATTAATGAAAGCGTCTAATGGAGGGGTTACGAGAAGGGGTTTGGGGTGGGCCGTTTGCCACCATCTTAAGACGGTATAAACATAAAACAACTACAACTATATTATATATTATATCTTTGTTCTTTGTTATATATCTTTGCCCTGTTATAACTACATTATACTCCTTTTTATTATAGTTGTCAAATTTATTGTGACAAGAGGTAGTCAGCAATGCGTCTATGTTCTTCGGATGTTCCATCATTTTTGATTCTATTAGCTCTCCAACTAATAATATGAACATTAGTTACACTATAAGGTTTAAATGAATCTATTCGGTCTATAGAGGGACTATTATCTCTGCGAGTTTTGGTACCATTAGAATAATCTAATTCTAAATTAAAAATTGGACAATGTGTTGGAAATTTAGAACTTAAATATTGAAAGAGTTCCCATTTAATATGTTTCTCTAATTTTTTACTACATATAATTTTCCAAAGCCATTTGGCTTGAATAGGTTGTTGTTTCCAAAATCCATGGTTTTTCCGATTTAGTATTGGTATATTATATTTTGTAAGTAATTGATACACACGTTGTCTTGATACACCACCAATAGCTCTACCAATTTCTTTCATTGTACATCCTTTTGTAATTAACTTCTGTATTACTTGTTGTCTTTCAGTATGAGTCATTATCTCTCCTTTATATTTGACACACATCTATTATATCACGAAAATGACATCTTGTCAAGTTATTTCTTGCATATTATAATAATTTATGCTATAATGTAGATATAGAGTAAGTATTTGTAATTTTCATCTAACCTTGAGGTCTTATGAGACTAGCCCTTCTTCTTATCCTATCTCTATTCCTAGTTGCCTGTTCTCCTAAAGTTGTCCGAGTAATTAAAGAAGACACCTTCACAGCTACATTCTATGATACTCCTTGCAAGAATAAGGAAGTCTTATCCATTGCTTCTAGAGTTGGTGTACCAAAACCAATTGTAGAAGTTATGAAAGCTGGAGAAGTGGTGTTTACTGACGCTTCTCCAAAACGACAGTTTTGTTACAAAGACTCGGAATCTGGGGAAGCAACCTTTATAGTTGATGACAGCGGTGATTTGGGAATGCTCCCACTATCCCCAAAGTAGTTTCGGAACCTAAAGGGGAATGGGAACCGCGTACAGATGATCCTCCCCGTAACCCTCAAGATTGGCAAGACCCACAATTACAGAGAACCTAAGTCATGAGTGACGGAAATCACAAAGAAGGTGAATGGTGGTCTGACAAGAAGCGAATCGAGGTGGTCACCACTTGGTTGGCTCTTGGAAACATTGTTCTTACGTCTGGGTGTACGAATGTACCAGAAGGTACCATTCGTCAATGGCGTACCCAACCTTGGTGGAAAGAAATTGAAATTTCGGTTCAAACGGAAACTGATCAACAACTAGACACCAAACTCTCTAAACGAATAGATAAGGCTCTGGATGTAATTTGGGACAGGTTGGAGAATGGGGATTTCCTGTATGACCCCAAAACAGGTACCTTCATCCGTAAACCTGTTGGTATGAAAGATACTAACAAGGTTATGGTAGACATGGTGGACAAACGCTTGTTGCTGCGTAAGCAGCCCAAGGATGCACAGAGTCAAGAAGCCGTCGCAGATATTTTGAAGAACTTAGCCAAGGAGTTTGAACAAATGGCTAAGAAAAGAATGAAGGACATAACAGATGCCGCAGAGCCGGTCACACAAGACACAAACACGTAATTATAAGCGGGAGTATCTGAACTACCAAGGGAAGCCTAAACAGATACACAATCGTTCGTTAAGAAATCAGGCACGACGTAAGTATGAGTCAGTTCATGGGAATCTATCTGGGTCAACCGATGTTGATCATATTAATCCTCTTATTAAAGGGGGTTCTAATGTCCTTGGGAATACTCGTGCTATTTCTGCTCATAGGAATAGATCTTTTAATAGAACTAAGAATGCCAGGATGAAATAGTTGCTATGGCTCCAATGTGGACGTTAATCATTGTAACACTTATGAGTTGTTCTGATCCTCTCGTAAAAGAATATGGACAATATACATCTAAGACAGATTGTGAAACTGCAATGATTCAATATAAATGGGATATTACTCCGGGGCAATATTTTGAGTGTAGGGTGCCTAATGCCGTACAAAAGTAAGGCTCAAGCAGCTTTCATGCATATCAATCATCCTGACATTGCAAAGCGATGGGATAAGGAATATCCGTCTCAAGGTAAATTGCCTCAACATGTTGAACAGAAACCAAGGGCAAGCGGGCCACATAAGAATAAGAAGTGAGTATTACTAGTGAAACTGTAGAGGGATTTGTAGGTTCGGTCCTTCTTAAGAAGTTTGATCAACCGGCTCCAATTCCCGACTTCCATCGAGAGATGTGGAGTTTGTGCTGTTCTAAGAATCCGTTTGTAGCGATAGCTGCACCTAGAGGATTTGCCAAGTCAACTGCAATTACACACAGTTATGTGCTGGCTTGTGCCCTCTTTAGAGAACGCAAGTTTATACTCCTAATCTCAGGCACTGAGGCACAAGCCATTTTGTTTCTTAATGATTTGAAGAATGAACTTAAAGACAATACTAATATACATCTATTGTTTGGTATTCCTAAGTTCTTAAAAGATGCTGAGACAGACATAATTGTGGAAATGCCCGATGGACATAGATTTAGGGTTATGGCTAAGGGGGCTGAGCAGCAACTTCGTGGTGCGAAGTGGGCAGCTAAAAGACCTGATTTAATTGTTTGTGATGACATTGAAGAGGATGAATGCGTAATAAACAAAGACAGGCGGGAGAAATTCCGGAAATGGTTTTTCGGAGCTTTGCTCCCGTTGCGTTCAGACAATGGACTAGTCCGGGTGGTTGGTACGATTTTACACATGGACAGCCTGTTGGAGAGACTGATGCCGGAGTATCAACTTTCCGAACGTCGTCGTCCGAAAGAACTGGTTGTCGAACCACTCAAGACATCTACCAAGTTCCGACTCCCGTGGTTGTCTGTAAAGTATAAAGCCCATGACGAAACCTTTGAACATCTTCTCTGGGCTGATAAGCGCGATGAAGCATGGCTTCGAGCAGAGTATGATAAATATGTTGCACAAGGTTTGCCCGAGATTTACTCCCAGGAATACCTTAACATACCAATCGACGAGTCCACCGCATATTTCAAAAGAAATGACTTTATACCACGCCTTGAGGAAGACAGAAAGAAAGCGTTACGTTATTACATCGCCTGTGATTTGGCAGTCAGTGAAAGAGATAGAGCCGACTACACCGCCTTCGTAATTGGTGGATTAGATGAACTTGGTATCTTGCACATTGTTAATGTCGTAAGAGAACGAATGAATGGTTTGGAAATTGTAGATTGTATGTTTGCTCTTGAGAACTTGTACAAACCAGAAGTGTTTGCAATTGAAGAGGGGCAGATTAGTAAGGCAATTGGACCTTTTCTTCACGAAGAAATGATTAAACGAGGTATTTATCCTAACATGCTTGGGATGAAACCTTCGACGGATAAGATGCAACGAGCACGAAGTATACAGGCAAGAATGCGTGCTCGCGCGATACGCTTCGAGAAAGATGGAGATTGGTTCCAGATTTTTCAAGAGGAGTTGATAAGATTCCCTCGGGACAAGCATGATGACCAAGTTGATGCTTTTGCATATCTTGGGTTGATATTGAATAAGATGGTTGAAGCACCAACTAAAGAAGAGATAAACGACGAAATCTATAATGCCGACTTACAATCCAGCGGACTCTTTGAATCAGGCCGGTCAGCAACAACCGGCTACTGATACCAGTTTAAACCGGCTTCTTGAAGAAGCCAACATTGCTGAACATCTAGATGAAGATAAACTAGAAGAAATCAGCGATATAGTTTATAATGGTTACAAACTTGATTTGGACTCTAAACAGGAGTGGGATAAATTGGTAGATGTCTGGGTGAAGTTGGCAGCCCAGATAAAGGAAGAAAAGTCCTGGCCGTGGCCCAAAGCTGCGAACGTTAAGTATCCTCTTCTCAGTACAGCGGCTATGCAATTTGCAGCTAGAGCTTATCCAGCTCTCGTACCGGCTGATGGTAAAGTTGTACAGATGAAAGTAATTGGTGTGGATCAGCAAGGACAAAAGGCCGCTAAAGCCGAGCGTCTTGCACAACACATGAATTACCAGATTTTAAAGGATATGTCAGGTTGGGAAGAAGATATGGATAAACTTCTTATTCAACTACCAATTGTAGGATGCTTGTTTAAGAAGACCTATTGGGACTCAATTAGGAAGAAAAATTGTAGCAAGCTTCTTGGTCCAAAAGATTTGGTAGTCAACTATTGGGCATCTGGATTAGAGAGCGCCTATCGGAAGACGGAAATCATTCCGATGACGAAGAATCAAATCAAGTCGATGCAGAATGCAGGTTTGTATTGTGAATGTGAATTACCTGAGCCCAAGTCGAATCCAGCTTTGCCTTCCAAAGCAGATGTGCATAAAGCTGTGTCGCCTTCTCGGACAGATGAAACAACTCCATATGTTATTCTAGAACAACATACCTATTGGGACATGGATGAGGATGGATATGCTGAACCCTACATTATCACTATTGAGGAAGACTCAAAGCAGGTTTTACGTATCGTCGCACGTTTCGATTCAGATGGTATTGTTACTACTGCTGATGGTAAGCTTGTCTGTATTGAGCCTGTAGAATATTATACTAAGTATGATTTCATTCCTAATCCTGACGGGGGCTTTTATAGCGTTGGGTTTGGGCATTTACTTGGCCCTCTTAACGAATCAGCCAACACTATTATTAATCAACTTATTGACGCTGGTACTCTTGCTAATCTTCAATCAGGTTTTATAGGTAAGGGACTTAAGTTGAAAATGGGGGACAATCGATTCCAGCCTGGAGAGTGGAAGAGTGTGCCCGCAACTGGTGACGACATTAAGAAACAGATTTTCCCGATTCCCGTGAAGGAGCCGTCTGAGGTTTTGTTCAAATTACTTGGTTTAGTAATCGAATCTAGTGAGAAACTTGCTTCAGTAGCTGAGATTTTCGTTGGTAAGATGCCCGGACAGAATACTCCGGCAACTACGACAATGGCTACAATTGAGCAAGGAATGAAGGTTTTCACGGCCATTTACAAACGTGTTTATCGGAGTCTGAGTAAAGAATTTGAGAAACTCTTTCGACTTAACTCGATTTATGCTGAGAATATTGAAAAAGCCCTGCATATTCTTGATGCTCCAATTACGATTCAAGACTATGATATGAAGAGTTATGATGTGTGTCCTACAGCGGATCCAACTGCAGTGAGTTCCACCCAGAAGCTTTTGAAGGTTGAAGGGTTAATGCAGCTCATGCAGCTCGGTACATTGAATGTAATGGAAGTAACCAAGCGTAGTTTAGAAGCTCAAGAACAACCAAACATTGAAGTCTTGATGCAACAACCTGCTCCTCCTCCTGATCCAAAGGTGGCACAGATGCAGGCCAAGATGCAAATGGACAAAGAATCTCATCAGATGGATATGGCTGGAGAGCAAATGAAACTCCAGTTTAAGCAACAAGAAGAAATGATGCAGCAGAAGTTTGATGCAGCATCAGCACAGATGAAGTTGCAATTTGAAGATATGAAATTTAAAATGGATGCAGAGCACCAAGTTCGTCAAGACAATCTTGATGCAATGACGTTGGCTAGGGAAATGGCAATGGGTAATGTTGAGCATAGACAACAATTAACTCAAGGTGCAACACAACATCAACAGAAGTTACAGCAGAATGAAGCACAGCATCAACAGAAGATGAAACAGCTTAAAGAACAACAAAATATAAAATCAAAAAATGGTAACGGTTCCAAATCTTAATTGGATTGCAGGAATTGTGGAAGGTGAAGGTTGTATTCAAGGTGTAGGTCGCCAAGGTAGTCCATGTATTGTTGTTAGAATGACAGATAAAGATATTATTGAACGATTATCTAAATATTGGAAAATTTCATATTATACATATAATCGTGAAAAAGAAAATAATCGTAAAACCCAATATTGTGCACAAATATTTGGTAAAAAAGCTATTAGTTGGATGTTTACATTATATACAATGTTGGGAATTAGACGGCGTTCTAAAATAGAAGAAGTAATTGCAGCTTGGAAGATAAAACCGGGGCGCGGTGGATGGCAAAAAGAGTTTTGGAGAAAGCGAAAGGAGGCAGCGAGTGCTAAGCAAAGAGCAAGTGGTGGAGTGGCAAAATCATCCGGTAACGGAAGTTCTAAAGGAAGTTCTAAATGAACGGATGGATGAGGCGATGGGTCAAATCGTCGATTCCAGTGATGCAGAATTTGATCGTTTTCTTAAGGGCATGATACACGCATTCCGAGAAATGGCAGCGTGGGAACCAGAGTTTGACTACCAAGAGGGAGAACCAGAAGATGAAGTTTCAAGCGGAGACGCTAGCTGAACGGGTACTTCTCAAACCCCTAATTGAGAAAGTAAGTAAGGGTGGTATTGTCATAGCAAGAGACGACAGGACACAAGCGATTAATACAGATCGCGGAGAAATATTTATGATTGGTCCAGCCGCTTGGTATGATTTGCCACAGAAACCAGACCTTAAAGTAGGTGACAAGGTGTTTTACTCTCATTATGGGGCTAAAACAATTAAAGTAGGTGACGAGTTCCTTATCATTTGTAATGACAAGGATATCCTAGTGGGGTATACAGATGACTGAAGAGGTTAAGGAAGTAAAAGAAGAAAAGAAAGAAGAAATAAAAGAGGAAGTAAAAGTTGTTGAACCAACCGAGGTTGAAATACAAGCAGCCGAACAAGGTTGGATGCCGAAAGACAAGTGGGAAGCTGAAGGCAAAAGTCTTGATGAATGGAGACCAGCCAAGGAGTTCGTAGATCGTGGTGAATTGTTCAAGACAATTCATCAAACGAAGCGAGACCTTAAACAAACCCAAGCTGCTCTTACGGCACTGCAACGACACCATCAATATGTGTTTGAAAAAGCTCATCAACAAGCTGTCACTGATTTGAAGAAGGAAAAGCGCGAAGCGCTTAGATCAGAAGACCTCGATAGAGTAAATGCTATTGATGAGGAAATTGAGGAAGTTAAAACTCAGTTCCAGAAAGACCGTGATAATATGGTCCAAGCTGCTCAACAAGCACAAGCTTCAGCACCACCTGAATTTGAGGCATGGAAAGCTGATAATAGATGGTATGATACTGACTCAGATTTACGAGAATATGCGGATGCTACTGGGTTTATCTATATGTCAAAAACCCCAAATGCAAAGCCGGATGATGTACTTCGATACATTGATCAAAAACTTAGAAAACAGTTTCCCGATAAGTTTGGGGTAAAAAGAGTTGCTTCTAATCCAACAACGGTAGTTGATAAAACAGCTAGTCGTCAAGTCCAGAAAAAGGATGAAGTTGTGTTAGATGAGATGGAAGTTGAAATTATGAAGACCCTGGTTAGACAGGGAGTTCTCACAGAAGAGAAATACAAAGAGGATCTCAAAAAAGCGAGAGGTAAATAATCATGACTAAACGTGAACAACGTGTCGAAAGAATCCCCGTAGGTGGGCCTAGGAGCATTCTGAGTGTTCCTGATTTAGATCCAAATTATTCGTACAGATGGGTAAGAGACGATATAGGCCGTATTGATATATTTAAGCAGGGCGGCTATGAAGTCGTCGTCAGAGACCATGAAGTTGGTCAACCCGCTGTAGATAAGGGTACTAGATTGGCATCTGCTTATACTCAGACCCGAGGGAGTTCCACCCTAGTTCTTATGAGAATCCCGAAGGAATGGTATGACGAAGATCAAAAGGCTAAACAAGACGAAATTGATGCCTTGGAAGCCACAATGAGAGCTTCTGCTGAAGCTGCAAAAGATTACGGTACTTTAAAGATTAGCCGTAAGAAGTAGGTTTGCTTTCGTTGGGTCTACTCATACTTTTGTTTAACTTTTATTTATGAGGTAATTTACTTTGGCTAATACAAATAGACCTAACGGGTTCCGTTTCGTCGGTATGGCTGATGGTGCTTCTCCTAATGGTGCTGTAAACCAATATCTCGTGCCCGCGGCTGATGGCACGGCATTGTTTGTTGGTGACGCAGTGAAGGCTGGAGGTACCACTGGTGCTGCTGGCGTTACGGTAAATGGTCAAGATATGGAAGGTGTGCCAACTGTTATTCAGGCCGCTGCAGGGGATCAACTGCGAGGCGTGGTGGTTGGTTTCTTGCCTTTGCAATCTGATCTAACAGTGCTTCACCGAGTTGCTTCTACCAACAGAGTAGCGTTGGTGTGTGACTCGCCGAACGCAATTTTTGAAGTTCAAGAGGATAGTCTTGGTGCTGCTCTCGCTGCCGTTGATTTCGGTGAAAATGCTGATATCATCGTCAATGCGGGTTCCACCACAACTGGTCAATCTGGAATGATGCTTGATTCCAGTGATCACAAGACGGCTACCGCTCAGATTCGTATTCTTTCTCTTGTTAAGAGACCTGACAACGCAATTGGTGCGTTGGCCAAGATTCTTGTCATGATCAATGAACACGATCTGAAATCGACTACAGGAGCTTAATATGGCTATTATCACAACTGGTAATTTCGCTAAGGCCCTCTGGCCCGGCGTAAATGCTTGGTATGGTAAAGGCTATAGCGAATACCCTGTCGAGTATACGAAGTTATTTGATACGTACAAATCCAACAAAGCATGGGAAGAAGATGTGCTGATTTCGAGTTTTGGACTTGCTCAGCAAAAAGGTGAAGGCGCTCCAGTTGCGTACGACACCGAAATTCAAGGGTTCGTCTCTCGCTACACACACGTTGAATATGCCCTTGGTTTCATCATCACCCGCAACATGGTGGAAGATGACCAATATGCATTAGTTGGAGAACGTAAAGCAAAAGGTCTTGCCCGTTCCTTAAGGCAAACGAAAGAAACAGTAGGGGCCAACGTCTATAATAGGGCGTTTAACAGCAGCTACGTTGGTGGGGATGCGGTATCCCTTGGCTCTGCTTCCCACGTAAACGTGGCGGGTGGAACTTGGTCTAACCTTCCGTCCGTGCCTGTTGATCTTTCCGAAGCGTCTTTGGAACAAGCAGTGATCGACATTGCGAAGTACACTGATGATCGCGGTATGAAAATTAGTGTGATGCCGCAGTCTCTCATTGTCCCTGTTGACCTTGATTTTGAGGCCAACAAGATTTTGAAGACTGAATACCAAGTGGATACAGCGAATAACACGGTAAACGTGGTTCGTTCTCGCCTTCCAATGGGTGTGACGGTAAATCACTATTTGACGGACGTTGATGCTTGGTTTATTCGCACTAATGTTGATAACGGCCTGAAGTATTTTGAGCGTCGCGCTGACGATTTCGCCAACGACAACGACTTTGATACTGATAACGCCAAGTATAAGGCTACGTCTCGTTACAGCTTCGGCTGGACCGATGCGCGGGCTATTTACCTGACGGCTGGAGCTTAAAACTTGTTGGGAGCAGCAGCCATGCTGCTCCCACATTTCCCTATTTAAAGGAGAGTTAAAATGGCGAATTATAATTTATCGAATTACCCAGGTGGGTTTCCTTCTGGTATTACCATTCGTGGTGTACCAATTTTGCAAACACATCCTGGTCGTGTATGGTGGGTAGACAACAGTACATTGGGTAACTTAGATCACGCTAAAAATGGTTCTAATGCTAACAAGGGTACTTTTGATGCTCCTTTTGCTACCATTCAATTTGCAGTTACATCTGCTCGTGCTGGTAAAGGTGACATCATATTTGTTAAACCAGGACATGCCGAAACTATTACAGCGGCAGCAGGTTTAGTTCTAAGTACCGCTGGTGTAGCAATTATTGGTCTTGGCTCTGGTTCTACTCGTCCTACTGTTACATTAAGTACAGCTTCTACCGCCAGCGTCACTGTTACAGCTAATAATGTTACAGTTTCCAATTTGTTGTTTTTGTCTACTGTGGCAGCCTGTGCGACTGTATTTAACATTGCCAATGCTCAAGTTGCAAATGATCTAACCATTGACAGTTGTGAATTCAGAGATACTTCCACTACCTTAAATTTTGTGTCTGTTTTGGTAATTGGAACAACTGCTAATATTTCAGATGGTTTGACGTTTAACAACAACAGGGTAATTGGTAAAATGGGTACACCAACTGCTGCTACTACAGCCATTGTAACGGCTAGCGATGCAGTGAGATGGACAATTACGAATAACTATTGCAGTCATCAAGTTCTTTTGGCGGCTACAGCAGTTCTTATTGCTGCTGGTGCAACTAACATTGCCAATAGTTTGATTCAGAGAAATATTGTTGTTCGTCCTAATACTGATGCTTCTAATCCGCTTATGATTAGTAACTCAGGTACTAGTTGGTTAGGCACTATGGTTGCGGAGAATTTTGCTGGTCAATTATCTGGCGCAACTGGATTGCTTATGAATACAGGTTCAAAAGCTAGTTTTATTAACAACTACGCCATGATTACTGGCGCTGCTGATAAATCAGCGCTGATTAATCCGGCGGCAGTGTAATAAAGGTTGGGAGGATAAAACCTCCCGCCCAACCACAAAGGAAATAAAATGTCTAATATGGACGTAGCAAGTTATAACAGGCAAGGAAAAATGTACTTTGCCTGCAATCAGGCGAACAAAGCAACAACGGCTCTTTCTACTACAGCCACGGGACTTATTCTGCATAATCCATGGGGAAGTAACAAGAAACTAATTGTTGTTGATGCACGTTTTGCATTTAGTGCGGTGCCTACTGCTGCTGGTGCAGTTATGCTATCGACGGGCAACACTCCGTCAGTAGCGGCTACTCCGGCTGGTACGGCAGATGTTATTTGGGCTGCGGATGGTTCTGGTGTTTCCACAACTTCTGCTGCACGAGTTTTCACTGTTGCAACTCTAAACGTCGTTAATGTGTATGTTTGTCCTTTGTCGGTAGCTTCTTCAACTACTGCATCCGCTGACCTTACCAAACTACCGGAAGGTGGTTTTATCGTCGGGCAAGGTAATTACGTGATGTTCTCGCATATTACTACAGTAGCTACTGGAATTGGTTCATTCCTGTGGGTTGAAGTTCCGGCGTAAGCAGGAAATTGTGAATGTTTACACGGGTCGAAAGGCCCGTGTATTTCTCATGAGGTAAAATTATGGCAGTTACTCGTACAGTTTTAAACAATGGTTCTAGAAACCTGTTACTTCACGTCTATCTGGAAAGTAATGGTTCTGAAGGAGAACTTAATAATTTTGTTCTAGCTGATCCAGAGTTCTATGATGGAGTGATTACTCCTGACATTATCAAACCAGGTATGAAACTTACACTTATGCAAGTTTGGTATAGTTTTAATTGGTTTGATGGACTTATTTCATTTGATGTAAATGCTCCTGTTCCATGTTGGGCATTACCACGAGATCAAGAAAATCATGTTGATTTTCGTTATTTTGGGGGATTAGCCAATAGACTTATCGATCCACAAACATCTAAAGGAACAGACCGCACTGGAAAAATTCTTTTATCCACTAGTGGATTTGCTCCTGATGGTTCAATAGGAACAATGGTGTTGGAAATCAAGAAAAGTCTGGAATAAAGTTGATGAGTAAAGATCTAGAAGGTATTTATTCGATGGATGGTGGGACAACGTGGGCAACCGTTATTGGTGTATCACGTCCAGACAGATTGGCTGATCAGTGGGGCTGCGTTATGCAGCCTGATGTTATAGCCAAATCAAAGGCAATCGACTCCAATATCTATCTCGCATCTCCAAACCTGAAGTACCTGTTCTCCATCCGAGAGAAGCAGTAATGGCTATCGTCTACGTCCAGAGCGCCAAGGGTCGGGTGGACAACACAGGTGCTGTGGCATCCACCAATTCCATCACTACGACTGCCGGAAACACGCTCATTGGTGTCGGTGCATTCGTCACTAATGCCGGCGCGTTGCTGACGAGCTTTGCAGACAACGATGGGAGTGCAAACGCTTTCGGTCAAAATGCCGTTCAAGCAGCGACCGCGACAATAACCTACGTTTTCAGCAAAGCCAACATCATTGCAAAGGTCGGATACATCGCAACGCTCACGGTAACTGTGAATGCTTATATGTCTCTCACGGTGACTGAAGTGTCCGGGCTAGCTTCAGCGGGTGGTTATGACCAAAAAGCGAGTGCTGCTGGGCTTACTTGCACTACTCCCGTGCTGCAATCATCTTCTGGTCAATTCGCACTAGGTGTCGGGACGGATGCGGAACTAGGAGTGGACGGGCTGACTCTCGATGTCGCGTGGATTACCGATCAGAATACTGAAAGCCTGAATCCTGGTGCAACAGGTGTCAACACTGTCGTTGGACACAGGATCATCAACAGCGGAACTGCGGCACAGACGTTGACGATCACTCACGGCAACGGCTCGAATCCTACGTGCCTCATCGTAACTTACCCGGTTGTACCCGTCGTCCTGCCGTCCGTCTGGATCCAAGGGATCTCAAATCAGAAAGCGACGCTTACAGTTGACGTAATGAATCTTGAATACACACAACCGTGGAGCGCTCGTGTCGCCTTGAGAGCTGACGCCAACCCAGGATTCAGTCTCATTTGGAGCAATGCAAAGAACGACGGGGCTTTCGCTTGCTGGGAACTTTTTTGGGATACTCGCGGCGTTTTAATTGTCAGAATCATTCACGACTTTAACGCGAATCAGTACATTGAGGTTGCAGGTAGCACCGGCATTATTGACAGTCACTGGCGCACGGTATTCGTCACTTATGACGGCTCCGGTACGGCAGCGGGGGTCAAGATATATCTCAATGCTCTTTTGGAAACTCTAACAGTTGTGAAGAACACTCTCGGTGGACTTTCGATTGTCTCGGCAGGCCAGCAAATGTTCATTACAAACCAGCTTGGAGCGGAACCAACCTCGTGGTTGCACGGAGCTATGAGCGGCTGGATGGTCTGGAACGTGGCCAAGGATCAGACCTTCATCAGCGCCAACTCTGCGCTAGACGTGCTGCCCACCGCCGATGGCAACACGATATTGCGAATTCCATTTAGTGAAGGAACTGGAACGACGGCAGTTGATACTAGTACCAATCATTTTAATGCAATTCTTACTACTAGTAATATGTGGATACCTGCCGCTGGCGGAAGTGCCTCGAAAGTTGAAGGTATTGATGGGTCTGATATTAAAATTTTTTCCATAACGAGAACAAGAAATACTCCTAGTTTTCAAGCATCATTGCGAACTCGTAGTAGATAATTTATTTAGAGGATAATATGGATAGTGTAGAGCTTCTTGGCATATTAGATGTCATTAGAAATGAGAAACTATATAATGAACGTCTCGATAAGTTTCGTATTGAATCAGAGAAATTCAAGGAACAAAAACTAATTGTGGCAACCGTAGAAGTTGCTAATAGAGAAGTAGAAAAAGCAAAGAAAGCATTAGAAGTTGCGAATACAACCGCAAAGAAACTAATTGAAAAAGCAGAAGAAGAAGCAGCAGCTAGGTTAGTTAAAGTTAATGAAAAAGAAGTTGCTTTTGCTAAGAAAGAAAGTGAGTTTCTACTTAGAACAAATCAAGTAGAAGAATTGCATAGAGAATCCCGTAGACTTAGGCATGAAACTGCTAAAAAAGAAGAATGGGTTGCCTCTATTATGGAAAAGTTGAAACTACAAGAAATAGAACTTGGTAAACTTAAAGAAGAATATTATACTAAGGTAGAGGGTCTTCGTAAAGTAATGGGCAGCTAGTGGCCTTAACTTCCACCAACACTGTTCTTCAAACATCCAGTAGAAAACTCGTTGTAATGTGCAACTTACTTGTGGATGGTGTTACAGGTACCGACGTAGTTCTTGTGGATAAATCTGCTTTATCAATTGTGGGACGATTGGTAGTAGAACGCATTGAATGGTCTTTAGATGGTTTAAGTGTTCTTTTAGAATTTGACCATGACACTGACGATAAAATTGTTGAGATAGCCGGGCAGGGATTCATGGATTTGACAAATGATGGAATACATCAAGGTTTTGTTGATCCGGGTTCGTCTGGAGGCACTGGAAACATTACACTTACTTCTTCTGGAGATACTGTCGGAGACTCAGGTTCCATCATTCTCTTTCTACGGAAGAAATATTAAGTGGGTCGCGTTACAATTAGCGGCAGTATTACAACTGGTGCAATTCCGTTCAAACTTATATCGGCTGCAACTACTAATGGTACCAATGTTAAAGCTTCACTTGGAACTATCTATGGAGTACAAGTTATAAATACTAATGCTGCTGTTCGATATTTGAAATTTTATGATAAGGCTACAGCACCTAGTGTTGGATCAGATGTTCCTGTTAAAGTAATTACTATTCCCGGTAATACTGCCGGTGCGGGAGCAGTCATTGCATTCCCAGTTGGAGTGGCATTTCTAGTTGGTATTAGTTTTGCATTAACTACGGGTGCTCCAGATTCGGATACAGGAGCAGTGGCGGCTAATGAAATAATTGTTAATTTGGATTATAAATAATGTCAGCTCCTAGTGCAATTCAATGTTATGCAGAAGTGTTGAATGTGATGAAACTCACAGACCTCACTAGTGCGACGATTAAGATGTTGCTCACCACTTCAACCTATGTGCCCGATACTGATAATGTCGGGCATTCGGTGCTTGCCGACATCACCAATGAACTGGCTAATGGAAATGGATATACAACCGGAGGCGTGGCGCTAGCCTCTCCGACCATCGCTGATTTTTCGACCACCGGCTATAAGTTCTCGACAGGCAATGCTCTGTGGACTGCAAGCGGTTCCGGCATTCCAGCATGGCGCTATGGCGTCATCTACGTGGTCGGTTCACTGTGGGGATTTACTAGTCCGCTGTTGGGTGTTTTCACAGGAGACTCTGCACCAGCAGATATTCCACTTACAGCAGCAGGTAATTCGCTGCAAGTGACAACTCCCGCTAATGGCTGGTTTACGGATACAAGAACATGAGCGCCAATGGACAAACAACTGTCAACTTCGGTGCCTTTCCCGGCACCAGTGAAGCATCCGTGGACGTTGCAGGACAAACTGGACTCGTGGTTACTAGCGAAGTTGAGGGATGGGTTCTTCCCGTTGATACCGCTACACACACAGCAGACGAGAATAAGATCGAACGCATCAGAGTAATCGGATTTTGGTTTGTAAATGATACACTACGTCTTGTCGCATATGATAATGCTTCTCCTGCATGGAAAGATGTCAATTATGATACTAAGAATCCGGGAGCGCAAGCACAACGTCTATACGGAGAATATAACTTAGGATGGGCATGGAACTAACATGAGTGTACAAATCGCAGGGAATGCAGGTGTTGTACTTGAAGTAGATGAAGCTCGAAATCTCCAAATCGCACAGACAATACCTGGTTATCCCGCCGCAGGCGGGTTTTATAGTTCCTCGGGATGGTCCGCAGCGGCAGGTACGCCCGCAACTCCGGCAGTTGTTGCCGCCGCCCTCGCTACGAACACGCTGTTGATGTCTGCCCGTCTGGTAGTTGGCTCTGCTCGCAAAGCATATATTACACGGTTGAGGGTTCTACTTTTTCCTGTAACGGGCGTAGTAACACCTGTCAACTCCGGTGTTCTTTCCTTCATGCGGTTTACAGCCGTAACCCCGACTGGAGGCAATGCTCGTACAGCAGCACGTTCCAGTGCGACCAAGGGTAGTGCATCAGATATGACTGATATTCGTGATTTAAATGCCGCTCTAACTGGGGCGCCAACCTTCGGTGATATTATATGTAGCACACAGATTCCAGTTATCCAAGGTACTCCTTCGGCGACTAGTTTGACCCAAATTAATGGAATGGAGTGGATAGCAGAATTTGCTACGCCTATCGAATTAGCAGCAGGGGATGGTATAGCTTTGCGGACGCAGGCTACTTGTCCGGCAACTGCTACTTGGACTTACTCTTGGAATATGTATTGGTTTGAGAGGTAAAATGTGTCACTGCTTCTCACAGCAGGAGGTGGAAGTACAAATACATTAGCACCTAGTTCTGGTTCAGTTGTATTTGCCGGAATAGTTGCAGCACTTGTCCTTACACTTGCACCTACGCCTGGATCAGTTGTCCTTGCAGGCAATAGTCCAAGCATTACACAGAGTTTGGCCGTTTCGAATGGCTCGGTGGTCAAGAGTGGTAATGCGCCAGCACTTTCGAATACATTAGTTCCGACAGCAGGGCAAATTGTTCTCGGAGGACAGACTCCAACAATTACAAAGGTCTTTGCGCCATCAAGCGGCGCGGTAGTTGTATCCGGTCAAACAGCGAGTTTATCCTTTGTATTTGGTCCTTCGAGTGGTTCGGAGATCTTATCAGGACAGACGCCATCTTTGTCTCTAGCACTATCTAGTACAAATGGAGCAATTGTTTTTCAAGGAAATGTTCCAGATGTTACCGTTGGAGGTCCACCACCGCCTCCAGGAGAAGGACGACAAAATTTTATGTTATTAGGAGCAGGATAGAATGGGTGACAGAGACTATTTAAAAATTTCTGACTGGAACGCCATTTGTGATGTTTGTGGCTTTAAGTACAAAGCCTCTGAACTTCGCAAACGGTGGGACAATTTGATGGTTTGTGAAAAGGACTTTGAACACCGCCATCCTCAAGATTTTCTAAGGGCTGTTCCAGATAAGCAAGATGTTGCTTGGGTTCGGCCTGACAATGATTTAGATTCCAACGGACAACCTCTTGTTGACATGCAACCCACTTATATAGCCGCATCTGTTGGTGTACAAGAACGAACAATTCCACCCGGAACACCGGGTAATGGGAGCACTCTTTGACGACGAGTAACAGCTACGACTTCTCACTTTCCAGAGACAATATCATTGACCTAGCTTATCAACACATTGGAGATGTTGGTGAAGGAGAAACTGCAAATGCTTCACAAATAACAGAGGCTTCTAAATTGCTTAACATGATTGTTAAGCTTCGTGAAGCTGATGGTATGCCTTTGTGGGCCTTGAAACGAGGAACTTTACTTCCTGTCACTGGAATTAGTTCAGTCGCTACAGATAGTCATGTGGTAACTACGTATAGGCATACAACTGTTTCAGCGGCAGCAGCTAGTGGGACATCTACAATTGTTGTAACCTCTGCAACAGGAATCTTAAGTGGAGATCAAATTGCAATTGAACAAGGCACTTCAATCCAATGGACCACAGTAAATGGAGCGCCGGTTGGAACTACGGTTACACTTACTGCCACTTTAACAAACGCTGTTTCAGCGGGTACTAATGTATATGTTTACACAGCTTCCTCAGATCGTATACAGAAACCCCTTCGTATCATTGAAGCTAACATGCTTAGTGTACTTTCAAACTCTAGTTGGGACATTGAAGTAGAAGATCGTTCTGACTATTTCAGTTTAGGTAGCAGAACAACTACCGGAACCCCGGTACTTATTTACTATGATCCGGCAAGTACAATTACAAACCCTGATTTAAATGGTCAGATTTTTATATATCCTAGATTTAGTAATGGAGACTCTGTAATTGAATTCACATATCATCGTCCTTTCCAAGACTTTAATGCTTCCTCAGATACTCCCGATTTCCCTCAAGCATTCTATCTGCCCCTTATGTTGGAATTGGCAAGTTTGCTTGGAGCTAAGTCTGGAGTGGCTCTAGACGAACGTAAGCAACTTATAGCAGAAGCCGCGATGTACCGTTCAGAAGCATTAACTACCATATATCCAGAAGGTAGTTTCCAAATTCAACCTAATTTCGATAGAGCCTAAATGCCAACAATTACTATTGATTTAACAGCAACACAAGCAACTCGAGTACAACAAGCAATTGGGCGACTCCTAGCTTTGGGGCGTCCTGCGACTTTACAAGAATCACGAACATTTATTATTAATAGAATTAAAGATTCAATTTTGCAGCAAGAACAACAAGATGCTAGAGATGCTGTGAATACGATTATTCCAATAGATATTATATAAGGAAAGCCACTTGAGCGATACTGCATTTACCAACGGAGTTACCCTTTCAGATTCTGATTGGTTTAATGATGTAAACCGACTTCATTATACAATTTTTGGCGATCCTGCTACAGCCATTGCCGCTCTTGATGCCTTAAAGATTAAGGGTGCAGACAAGGCATCTGGTGCAACTGTTGATTTATCAAATGCAACCGGAGATTTTGTACACATTACGGGCGTAACTACAATTACAGCAATTACCTTGTCGTCTGGGGATGAGCGAACTGTAGTTTTTGATGGTATCTTAACTCTTACGCATAATGGCACATCCCTTATCCTACCAGGTGCTGCAAACATTACAACTGCTGCCGGAGATATTGCTGTATTTAGAGGAGATGGTGGTGGTAATGTAAGATGTTTGTCCTATTTCAGAGGAGCTTCATTTTATGCTACGACTGCTTATGCAGATGCAATAGGAACCATTGCGAATAAAGCAGCAATTACTTATGTATTTGATGGAGGTGGATCTGTTCTGACAACAGGTATTAAAGGAGACTTGTCTATTCCTTTTGCTTGTACAATTACAGGCAATCGACTTCTCGCAGATCAGAGTGGCTCTATTGTGGTGGATATATGGAAAGATACATATGCTAACTATCCTCCGACTGTTGCAGACACAATTACAGCAAGTGCTAAACCGACAATTACCACAGCCACCAAATCTGAGGATACCACGCTCACTGGTTGGACTACGACAATTGCAGCAGGAGACACATTGCGGTTTAATATTGATTCAATCACAACCATTCAACGTGCAGTTCTCACATTGAAAGTGACGAAAACTTAAATGGAAATCAAGTCTCCGGTCCCTTTTCGGACTTATGACACGAAGCATGAGATCCAGGTTTTCCATCTTCGCTCGGGGGAAGGCGTGTCCGAACATCAGCACCAGTTGTATGCCCATGATATGTTTATTTCGCAAGGTATCGTGCGTGTACAAATCGGACCGATCTGCAAGGATCTCACGGCACCGGACACAGTTCACTTTCCGACTGGCGCGCTGCATAACTTCGAGGCTCTCACCGATGCTATAGTCGTAACGGTGCATCCGCTATGACTGTTGTAGTCCTCACAACTGCATCATCTTCCCCTTGGACTGTTCCAAGCAATTGGAACAATGCTAACAATACTATTGAGGGAATTGGAGCTGGAGGGGGCGGAGGTGGTGGTAAGGCTGGAGGCACATCCTCGGCCGGAAACGGCGGAGGCGGTGCGGGTGCTGGTGCGTATGCGAAGGCAATTAACACTACGTTAAGTGGTACCGCGTCATTTGTGGTAGGAGTCAAAGGCAATCACGGTTCTAGTAATACCAATGGAACTGCTGGTACTGACACTACTTTTACATCAGTATTAGTTGCTAAAGGTGGAGGATTAGGTACTTCTGGTATTGGATTTCCTACTAATAAAGGAATCGGTGGACTTGGTTCATCCTGCACACCGAGTACAGGTGCTCAGAATGGCGGAGATGGCGGTAATGGCGGGGGCGCTGGCAATCCCAGTGGAGGCGGTGGCGGTGGAGGGGGCGGAGGTGGCGGGAAGAATGGTGCAGGTAATGTTGGTACATCTGGATCAAGTTCGACTCCCGGAAATGGAGGTTCAGGGGATGCAGGAACGGGCGGTGCCGGTGGTGCCGGAGATTCTCCGGGAGCAGTAGGTTCTGCTGGAAGCGAAATTGGTGGTGGCGCAGGTTCAGGAGGTGGGGGTGGAGGAGGAACTGGCGGAGTAGGACTAGATGGACAGCCAGAAGTTGCTGGAGGAGGTGGTAACTATGGTGCTGGTGGTGGAGGCGGCGGAGGAGCTGCAAAGACGACTTGTGGGGTTATACCAGGTGGACAAGGCGGGAATGGAACTGATGGGATCATTGTTATAACATACATACCGCTTATGGCGTCGGGTAATCAAGGATTTATTTTTGGCTAATCTTAAACCAGTAAATGATCCAATTAGAATTCCTATAATAGGTTCATACAATACTCGTTTGTTTTACGGTGCTTCAGATGGAACCTCTGGTACAATTGGTATAGGTATTATCGGACAATTTATCATTGGATCAGCACCAAGTTCGGTATCTAAAGATCAGCGTTTTGTCAATGTTATTCCTGAAGTAAACATAAATCCAATTACAAACCAAACCAAATATTATGTTTATAAACGCCCTGGATTTGCGACAAATAATACTCCATCCGCTGGTAACATTGGTACAGCAATTAAGATTTGGACTGGTAAGACAAATGAAATTATTACTGCATTTGGTGCCACGAACAGTACAGTGTACAATGGAACTTCTTCTCTTGGAGCTGTGACAGGAGTTGTGTATGATATTCAAGAAACATTCGTTGGAACTACTGCTAACTTAACTTTTATCAGTAATGGAAATAAAGCATACTTTTATCCAGATGGCGGAGCTTTAACCGAAATTACGGATGGTGACTTTCCCGGAGTAGCTGGTAAAACAATTACCGGGAATGCAGTACATATGGATGGCTATATGTTCATCATGGCAACTGATGGTAGTATATATAATTCTGATTTAAATTCACTTTCATCGTGGAGTGCTTTGTCTTTTATTCAAGCTAACATGTATCCTGATAGAGGTGTTGGTCTTGCTAGATATAAAGAACTAATTGTAGCTTTCGGCAAAGAAAGTATCGAATTTTTCCGTAACGTAGGTAATCCTACAGGCAGCCCTCTTGAGAAAGTTAAAGAAGCAACAATTAAAATTGGTTGTATTTCACATACAGCAATAACTTCATTTGAAGATAACATTGCTTGGGTAGCGGGTTCTGATACAGGTACGGAAAGTGTCTATATTCTTGACGGATATAAACCAGTCCGTGTGTCTGACAATACAATTGATGCCTTTATCGCCCAACGTGGGGATACTCCGATTTATCTTACGTGTGCGAAGTTAAACGGACAAACACTTATCTTTGTACAATTTAACAAGAAAACATATATTTATTGCGTCGAAAATAAAATGTGGCACGAATGGGCACCGGCCACCGATATATTATGGCATAAATTCGCTGCTTCGGCATCTTCTACGAGTGCTTTATTTAGTATCAGTCGTGATTCGACAAGCGGCAAAGTATATAAGATTAGTCTAGTTAGTCCAGTGTACTCTGATGACGGCAACTTATATGTTATGACAATTCAAACTTCTCATGTTGACCTTGGTTTGGATTATCGGAAACGACTTCGTAGATTTACAATCATTGGAGATACATCAACTAGCACTACGAATTTAGGTGTTAGTTGGTCTGATAATGATTATACCACATATTCCACAGTTCGTAACATTGATCTGAATAAACAAACGAAGTATCTTACAAATTGTGGACAGTTTAGACGGCGTGCGTTCTTTATGACAGAAACTTCGGCTTTGCCTATTCGTCTAGAAGCTCTTGAGTTTTTCATTGACAAAAACATACATTAAATGGATATTCAAGAACCTCCTGTTTATGAAAGTAAAGAAACTTATGGAATGAAGGGATGGTTCCAGAGTATCTACAGAGCAATTAAACGTCGCACCGCAATTGTCACCCAAACAGCAGCATACACTGTGGCAGACAACGTATTTCATGTTCGAGAAGATGCAACGGGCGGCGCTCGAACTGTTACTCTGCCAGCAGCCTTAACAAGGGAAGGACGACAAATACTCGTGACCAAAATAGATGCTTCCGGCAATGCTGTTACGGTTGCTGCGGCTGGCTCAGATACTATACAAGGAGCAGCAACAGTGGCTCTTGCTGCCCAATGGTCCAAAGCTCTTGTAATTAGCAATGGTAATAATGGATGGGAGAGGATCGTTTAATATGACATTCTCACCAACACAATTTGGTAATAATATTGTGGCGGATCGCAGTACGCAAAATCCGGCGTATTATGACACCTCTTCAGGAACACCCGTTCGAGTTGCACTTGGAGGTGATGGAAAATATATACCTTGGCAGGATGCTATCAACGAGGGGCATAATCCTATCTATGCGAATGTCGATTCAGAGGGAGGTGGAACACATAGTCCATGGGAAATGGCGCTCGCCACACAAGGAACTAATCCATCATCAGATTGGGGTTTTGAGAAATATGTGGTTCCTGCAATGGCTAGTTTTATTGGAATGGGCGCGGCAGGATTTGGACCTCTCGGAGGGGCTGGTGGATCTGCTGGCGGAGTTGGTGGAGATATTAATACACCATCATGGGCACTTCCAACTGCGGGTGGAGTATCAGATACAGGATTTGGTGCAGGAACAGTTCCACAAGGGGGAACAATGGGTGAATGGGATTGGTTAGATAATTATGACTTTGGTGGTGCTGGGGAAGCTGGACAAGCTTCTACTCCTGGGGTAGGAGATGCTGGTGCCTTCGATCAATTTGGATCAATGTCTGGTCCTGGCAGCAACTCTACTATTTTTGGTGGAACTGCTGATAATCCATTTGGAACTGGTGGCCTACCTGATTGGCTCAAGAACCCTTCCAATATTAATTCTGTATTGAAGGCTCTTGGAATTCCAGGATTGGCTCCTACAGGAGGTGCTACAGGTGGTCCACAAGTTCCTGGACAATATCAATTTCCATATGGGGATATACTTAATGCAGGACTTGGTTATCTGAGCAATCGACAAGGACAAGCCACCCAAGAACGGCTGATGGACAAGGCCATTAACTCAGATCTATTCCGTACCGAACAACCCAAATACTTTGAACCTGCTTATCAGGCCGCTACACAAGGAATTGGCAACACTCCATATGGACAATCTATTGCAGATGCCTCTACTCGTAAAATGGCTTCTATGGGCTACAACATGAGTGGCAATCAAATTAGTCAACTGGGACAAGACTTGAATAGAGGAACTGTCGATTACATGAATGCCATTGGCCCATATGCTCGTGGTAATGGTGGAGTTGGATCAACCATTGCTAGTATGACTCCAGGAATTATGCAATCTCAAGTTGGTCAAAACAACTCTCTTGGTTATGGTCTAGGTTCTATCCTTGGAGGACAGCAACCAACTTCTAATCAACAGAGGACTGGTACTCCACCGAACCAAAACCTCTTACAATATTTCGGACTATAACATGCCAGATTCCTACTTTAATCCAGCAGCTACTAAACTCGATTTGGGCCAAGTTCCATCTGGACTAGCTGGTGGTCTTATGTGGCAACAGAACCAAGACTATCGAAATGCAATGTCTTTGCAAGATGCACTTAGTCGAGCTGGAGTCGGAGAAGCCGAAGCAAAATTTCAAACTTATAAAGCTGATGAACCTCTTCGCGCAGCAGAACGAGCGAAAGGCATTGGAGAAGCGGACCTTGCAGCCCAACTAGCGCGACTACGCAATCAATCTCCTGACTATGGCCCAAGTGCTGTTCGAGGAGACATTGGAAAATTTGGTACAGAAGAAGCTGCTGGTAGACTTGCTCTTGGTACAGTTGGTGGAAAGGTTGGTGTAGAGAATGCAGGTAATCAACTCAAACAATATCAAACCTTTCTAAATCATCTGGATTTGCAAGAACCAATGTTTCAGAATACAACTCCCGGACAAGCGCCGGGTTCTACCCAAGGTCAAGAAGCTTATAATTCTTTTATTAAATCACTTCCTGAAAAAGCACAGCAAGCGTTTGGACAGCAATATAGTCCCGAGCGCATGAAGCAAATTAGAGCCAAGCTGGAAAATTCAATTGAGCAAGCTAATAAAATGGCTCTGGGCGCACAACATAACGCGGGCACTGCTGACGTAGCCAACATTAGTGGTTGGTGGTCTGTGGAAGCTGCTAAAGCACGCACGGCAGCACAGAAAAAAGAAGCCATTGATAGATTCTTAACTGGCGATGATAATAATAAGCTATCTATTGGTGCTGGTCTTTTAGCTAATACAGATTTAGACGAATCTGTTCGAGCAATGGTAACTGCTATGATGACACAAGCCAAACAGAATTTAGCGGCTAAAGCCCAATCACGCAATCCTTATGATCTCGGCCCCGGCCTCCCGCAGACCCAACCCAATCCCAATATGTGGACTCCTGGTGCGGGCGGACAACAACCGCAAAGCAACGTAGGAATACCCGGAGTTATTAGAAAATAATGGCTGACTATTCCATCGATGGAATTGACTATACAATTGATGACTCCTTAGACTTACCATCAACTGTAGCCAAAATTCGTGCCTCAGATCAACACTTTCGACGAGCGGCTACAGCAGGTAATACATTTGCTGGTGCTTATGGGGAGAACCTTGGAGGTGCAGCACTAGCCGCTGGTGACTTTATGACCGGTATTCCTGGAATGATCGCAGGAGCAGGAGCAGGTGTATCAGCCTTTGCTCAAGGCGAACCTGTTGAATCCGCCAAGAACATTGGCCGTGCAACTGGTGAATGGTTTAATCCGCTTACCCACATTGATGCTCTACAACCCTATCGGGAAACAGGTGCCTATCAGGGGGCCATGAAGCCCTTTGAAATGATTCCTGAAGGCATTGGTCAAATTGGTAAACATGTTGGAGAAGCAATTGGAGATGAACAACTAGGACAACAATTCCAGCAAGTTGGTGAATTTGGTACAGATTTGCTAGCAGGAGCCGCAATGGGTCGAGGGCTTGTTGGTTCTGGTCTCAAATATCGGGCTAAACAAGAAGCCAAGGCCAAAGCACGTACGGACCAAGCTTTAAAAGACATTGATGCCCTACAGCAGCAAATGATGTCTGAACAGGCTTCAAAAGCCAACGAAATGCAGACACAACCTGATATGTTTGAACCGGAGGTTGGTCCTCCAACTAGTAAAGAAGTAGGTGCTGGTAACATTAGACCGGGAGGCGAAATTAGCCCCTTGCAACCTGACATGTTTGACACAGGTACTCGTACTCCCGAAGAAATGGCTGTTCCACAGAGAGGAGGTGGTCCTATTCCTTTTGAACCGGGGCTTAATATGCTAGATAGCGTCGGTCCAGACGCCACATCCCCTAGGATTGGACCTGAAGGCGCTGGCGGGCCTTATGCCCGAGGTAGTGGGTATACCCCAGACCCCTTGCTAGAAACGCCTACGCGCGATCCTAGAGTGTTTTCTAACCAAAAGCAGCCTTATTCCGCTGTTTCGGCCAAAGACCCGGCTATGCCGAAGGTTACCCAGACCCCTAATACCGAAGGTCTACAGTTCCCACGTCCTGGCTTCCTAGAAGAGGCTGTTGACAAGATCCAAGGTAAGCCTTCTCCTAATGTAGAGATTAGCACCAAAGAAGGCCCGGTTCTAAAAGACCTCACTCCTGTTGGGCCATCAAAGCAACTTGGTGGAATGACCATTGAGAACAAGAAAGCCACGGCTCGGAATGACTTTATTAAAGAAGCTAGGGCTAGGGGTATAACTCTCCCTACCGAACAACTTAATGCAGTTTGGGATAAAAGTCAAGGAGCTGCTCCTAAACCTCTTGCACACCCCTCTGAACCGGCAATTGATGTTATTGGCAAGATTAAGGGAATTGACCAACTTCAGCGTCAATATGTGGATCGTCGTACCATTGACGAGATTAAACCACAAATTGCAGCTATGAAGAAAGATACACTTGCCCAATTCGCAGGACGCAATACTGTTGATAAAATGCTTGCTGGTGGGTTCATTGCCAAGGATAACCCTCTCTTGTCTTGGGTTAGCAGCCAGACTAATTGGACAAAGAATGAATCAATTCAGAATGCCAACAATAGACTACATGGACTAAGTCGCAAGATGCCCAATGTTGGTACTTTCAACTATATGTGGGAACAACTCCCACAGAGAAGTAGAGTTGCCGTAACTGATCTTGTAGTGGCTCTACGTAATTCTGATGTTAAATTGGGTGAACAAGGTATTAGAGCGAAGGCTCGTGAGATTATAGGACGTGACCTATCTCCAAAAGAATTGCAAGCGTTCCTTGATCGGGATAGGACAATGAATGACGTTCTTGGTGATATTAATAAAGTGTACATTGCAGAAGGCAAAGAACCTATTCAACAACTTCCTCACTACGGATTTCCATCCATATTCGACGGTCCATTTAAGGTAAAATGGGTTAATGAGAAAACCGGAGAAACCGTTAAAGTTGATGCTTTCTATCTAAAACCCAATTTGGCAAAATTACAGAAACTAGCTGGACCCGATGTTAAAGCTATTCAACTTCCAGACAGTGGTTTACGTGGAGATGTCAATTGGCAACAATTTGAGTGGATTCTACGTCAGTTAAATAAGGAAATGCGTGATCCTGCAGCTAAGGCGATAACCGAGGGTTTGCGTCGAATGGGGTTTGGGGCACGCACAATGCGCAGAGCGGGTGTCCTTGGTGCAAAAGGAACAGAAGGTGGTATTACTGGAATGCGAGGTTATGAGGAGATTTCAGAACGCTACATCCGACAAGCCTACGACTTCATTGCCAATAGAAAACTGGATAAATTGTATCAAGATGTAAATGATATGAAGGAAGCCGATCATGTGCCTTTTACGAAATCCTATGCTCTGGAATCCATTGATGTAGCCAGAGGAAAGTCTAACGAGATAATGGATAAACTCGGAAATGCTTTTTCATCTATTGTATCAGGAAATGTTAAATTTGTAACAAAAGGTACAGTGGTTTTACCTCAAAGATTCACTCGGGATTTATTGCAACAAAGCAATAAAGTAATGACTACCCTGCTTCTCGGATTCTTTCATCCTATTCAAATTGCGGCACAATTTCTACAAGCACCTACTTATATGCCTCCTAAACTATTAGCTATGGCAGCAGAAGAAGGTAGGAATCCTGCCATTGTAATGAATGCTTTAGGAAAAGCTTTGGTCGAATATAAGAAATGGAATGGATCAAAAGATGCTCAGATACTCGATTCTATTGGAGCATTTGAAGCACAGTTTAGATATGACTGGTCTACGTATGCTGGAGATGCCAATCCTCGTTTTAAACAAACTATGTCCTCTCATTTGTCTGGTCTTTCGACACTCTCATGGCTTGAAGCAGCGGCTGTTCGTCGGCCAGCGGCACATATGTTCTTGGAAATGCTTCGAGAACTTGATTACGATAAAATTGCCAAAGACAAGAATGAAATATATTACGTTGCCAAAGAAATGACCGACCACTATATGGTTACAAACAAGTTCTATAAGAAACCACATGCATTTAATCGTACTGGATTAGTTGGACAAGCAATTGGCCCACTACAAAATTTCTCGATGACATGGCTTGGAATGTTACGAGAGGACGTTAAACTTAGTGGTCAGGGATTAAAAGAAGGTTCTATATCTAAACAACTGCCTCTTGGTACTTTCTTGGCATCTAATTTATTGACTTCTGGGGTATTGGGTATTATTGGTATCAAGGAATGGGATGCACTAGCTTTTATAGCTAATAAATTACTTGGCACCAATATAATGTCTGGTACTGAATGGATGATGTCCAATTTCAAATCTAACAGAGTCAGATTCGGTGTGTTGAGTGATGCTATTGGTGCGAACATTGGAGCTTCTCTTAATGCTCCTACGTTAACTGGAAGTTTTGCCCCCGGACTTCAACTTCTTGGTCATGCAGCTAATATCGGTTTGCAAGGATTAAAGTCCACCGGCCTATTTGGAGAAGTTAATAAACCAACAAATGTTGAAAAACGAGATGCTTTGAAAGGAATCACTCCTAGATTCTCTCCTATTCCCGGCCTCAATTGGGGAGACATTGAGAAACACTATACTCGTCCCGGAGCGCCCTATCAAGAGAGTTCAGGACGCGCAGGACCATACACTCGGGATAAGGCTGATGAATTAGCTAGACGGCTTGGTACCTATACAAATAAAGAAGCTGCCGCGAAGGGTGAATTTTATGCGGCACAGAAAGATATGGCAGGGCGTAAAGCTATCTTCGACAAATCAATGAATCGTGCCGTCGATATTATGTTAAATGATCCTCAGTCGTACAAAAATCTGGCACCGATTTGGCAGGAACTTGGTAAGCGTGGATTCTCGGGAGATAACATTAAACAAGGTTTAATGAATGAGATTCAATCTCAATTGATTCAAGGCGATTATAGGGCCATGGGTAAACTACAAAGTACCAAGCAACAACAATTGGCAATTTTGCTACAAAGGCTGAAGGGACAAAGATGAATGATTTCCTTCAACGCTTGATGATGATGCTGCGTCAAAGACAAGAACAACCGATTCCTGGTATTAATGGACAACCACTGCCTCCTCAAAACCGTCCTCCTATACCCCCATCACAGGGAATAGTAAGAGGCGATTGGGACTATGCCCCAGAAAGATCAATGGGAAATCCATGGATTTATTCGGATACTCCAGGAACAGGACATCAGTCCAATTGGATGGATCAAATGCAGAACAAAATACCGGGCAGCACTAATGCTGCTTCTAATCAAAGTTTACTTGCACAATTTAATGCTTATTTAAAACGAAAAGGAGTCAATGTTCATCCTATGGATTTAGAACGGCTGTTTACACAACAGATAGAAGCTCAAATGGCCCAACATAGGCAAGTCGGTATTGAGAATCAACAAGAACTTCTGAGAAACCAATAATGCAGAAATACATTGATGCAATTGCTCTAGGTAGTTTAACAGCAACACTAGTTGGGTTGTTGCCTAACATTGCAGCATTGTTTACGATTGCTTGGTACGGTTATAAGTTCTGGAAAGAATGGTATTATTCTAAACAATCTGAATAGTGTGTTTGCCCGGAGTCTCGGAAAGTCGTCTCTTTAAGTTTGTCACACAAGAGCGTGTAGTGCCGGGAACAATTAATCCAGAACGAGTATCTATTTTATAACCAACGATGATGCATCCTTCCGTATCTTCAGGACGATTGCCCGCATGAATACGAATCCCCTCAAATCCTGGTACATTCAAAAGTGTAGGAGTCTGTGGTCCGAAACGTGGACTATATTGAAGCACCAGATCATATATCCCGCGTGGTATTGCGGTCTCCCCTTTTACCTTCCATTTCTCAACAGCTACTCCATCCTCCTCCCGTACCTTGTCTTCTAAAGTAAAGCAGAAGAACTCCTCCTCAATGTACAGTTGCCCGTTGGTAAGAGTATCACCAGAGGCTATTCGCAATAATTTAAATTTCACCGTGTTTTCTCCTAGCTGCCGCAGTAGCACGAGCATCCCGTTCCGCAGCAAATTCAATTAAATTTTTATTGATAATTTTATAAAAGAACTTATGTACTAAAGCACAATCACAGCACATAACCTTGTGCCCAAATAACCCGTTCCGTCCTTTGATCTTAACAATCTCTAGGGGAGCTGGTTTTTTATATCTACGGGACATTCTTTTTTCTCGTCCTTCTTCCTAAGCAACTTCATGTGCTTTACCATTCCTCTAGGTATTTGAGTACGTCCATTGTGACCACCATCATCATCTGTGTCTTGTGCAATGATGATATGATCGGGTTCATCTTTAATTAGGAAACCTACAGACAAAGCCATCTGTGGTTTGATTTTCTCAGTTTTATCCATCCACCCATGCCGTAAGCCAGCAGC